GTACGTAGACGACGCGGAAATCGCTGTCGCTGACGTGCGCGATGCGGTCGCGGCCTTGCGCTGGCTAGGCCACAAGACCGTCTCTGGTATGCACAAGGTAGCCGCCCACTGCGGTGTAACGCCGAGCCGCGTCCGGACGCTGTTCTATCGCGATCAGACGTTCCTTGTGTTTCCAGATGAGCGTCGCAGCCTCGCTCTGTCGATCGCTGCTCTGTTCGACCGCATTGCTGACGATTGTGAAGCGTATGCCGATCAGTGCCGCGTCAGGGGTGACGCAATCCGACTACGTGAACAACTGAGCCTTCCTCTGGGGGACGACGTATGGGGTGGAAAATCATCGAGGCGGCGAGCCGCATGACAGCGACTATAAACCGCATGATCTCTCGCGCTGTTCGTAGATGGGAAACGCGCCGAGCAGTGCGGCGGGTTAACCGGCTGTTGCGGAGAACATGGCCGTGAGCGACGACGCTCTCCTCCGCTATAACCCACGCCGCCACTTTGTATCGCCCAAGCCGGCTGTCGGCCGTAAGTTGGAATCGCATGATGGCGCCATGCAACTTGCCGCTGATATTGAAAAGTTCTGGGCCGATCGTGGCTTTTCACAAGTCAAATGCACGGTCGAGCGGAATTTTAATCACAACAGAAGCGGCCACGAGCCGACATGGTTCGTGAAAAGTAATTTACATAACGGACTGCCACCGAAAGTCACGTCATGAGCATCGTTGGATTTTGGGCGAATAACCCAGGCGCTGAAGAACGGCTTCGCAAGATGCATGATGCTGGGTTGTCGTTTGGAGAGATTGGCTACAAGCTAGGCTGCGGAAAGAACTCTGCCATCAGTAAATGCCGCAGACTTGGGCTTGCGCCGCGTCCTTCCCCAATCCGGGAAAGCATCAGGCCGCCTGTGACGCGTTGCGCGCAGAGATCAAGGCCGCCCGTGCAGAGCGCGCCACAGCGCCGATCTTTCGCATCCGGCCAGATGAGTGGGCAGGAGCATGAGCGGCGGCAATGAGTTCTTTGCTGAACGGCTGCGCCGATTACGCTTGGCGCGCGGGTTCACGCAGAAGCTTGTCGGCCAGCGGCTTGGTGTTTCGCGTCATGCTGTCGCCCAATGGGAGGCATCCAATTCTGCCCCTGATCGCGACCGCATTACAGACCTCGCAAGGCTTCTCAAAGTGAGTAGCGATTACCTTCTTAGCGGTCGTGAGAACGCACACATCGCTGCGCTGCATCATGCCATACGGGCTAACGCCACACACCAGCAGCTTATGGTGATGATAGGGGATCAGACATGACCAACAGCGACGCGATCAAGGCTAACTTCGTCCGACGCGAAATCGACCTGCTGGAAGCGAAACGCAATATCCTTGAGGACATTAAGGAGTTTGGCGTCGAGCTTAAGAAGTCATCCGGTTTGTCTAAGGTGGAAATTGCTGCCGTTCATACTGCGGCCAAGCGCACGTTCGAGGCGATAGAAAAGCGTGAGTTCCGGCAGAACGTCGAGTTGGAGACCGAGAAGCTTGAGCAAGCGTTGGGTAATTACGTCGATACCGCGCTTGGCCAAGCGGCGATGGAACGGGTTGCGGCGCGCGCATGATGCGTGTCGCTTCAGTCTGCTCGGGCATAGGTGGTGCGGAACTGGCGTTCGCTGGCATCGCTGAACATGCGTTCGCCGCCGAGATCGATCCATTCGCGCGCGCCGTACTGGCGCATCGGTTCCCAGCCTTGAAGGTCCATCATGACTTCACGAAGATCACCAGCGATGGGCCAGTTGACGTTCTTGTCGGAGGTACGCCCTGCCAGTCGTTCTCAATCGCCGGATTGCGAGGAGGCATGGCCGACGCACGCGGCAACTTGGCCCTTGAATTTCTGCGACTGGCTGATCGGCTGCGCGCCCGTTGGATTCTTTGGGAGAACGTCCCCGGCGTCCTGTCGTCGTCTGGAGGACGGGACTTTGGCGCCTTCCTCGGAGGGTTGGGCGAACTCGGGTATGGGTTCGCTTACCGAGTTCTGGACGCTCAGTATTTCGGACTGGCCCAGCGACGCAAGCGTGTGTTCGTTGTCGGCTATCTTGGAGACTGGCGACGTGCCGCAGCGGTACTTTTTGAGCCAGCGAGCCTGCGCGGGCATCCTGCGCCGAGCCGAGAAGCGGGGAAAACAACTGCCCCCACACTTGCAAGCCGCGCTTCAGCAGGCGGCGGCCTCGGCACCGACTTCGACTGCGACGGAGGACTGATTGCGTTCCCGGCAAATCTTAGTGGGACGCAATATGCCAGTTCGACAGAAATATGTCCGTCAATGGGGGCGCAGAACCCGATCGCCTTCGCGCAGAACCAGCGCGACGAGGTGCGCTGCATGGACGTGGCTGGCGCGATCGCCGCTGAACCGGGGGCGAAGCAGCAGACGTATGCTTTCCAGCAGTCGCAATCCGGCTTTCGCCAGCACGAGACGCACGCAACGCTCGACAGCAACAACGGCAGCAGGCGGCACAATGGCGTTGCCACAGCCTCCAGCGTGCGCCGTCTAACCCCGCGCGAGTGCGAGCGCCTCCAGGGCTTCCCTGACGACTGGACGGACGTGGTGTATCGCGGAAAGCCCGCAGCGGATGGGAACAGATATAAAGCCCTTGGTAACGCTTTTGCCATCCCAGTCGTCAGGTGGATCGTGCGGCGGATGGTGCGTGAGGATGCGCTGGTGATGGTGCGGCGATGAGGCGGTTATTTCTCTTGCTACTGGTCTCGCCGGCCTATGCTGCGCCGCCTCCGGGTAGTGATGGCTCGCTAGCTCCATGGTTCCACTCACTTAATGCGCCAGGAAGCCAAGCCTCGTGCTGTGATATGGCTGACTGCCGCAACGTCCAGGCTGAAATACGTGGCGATGGTCATTGGTGGGCCTGGGTTGATACCAAGACATTCCCCGATCGGGCGCCGAATGCCTGGGTTCAGGTGCCGGATGAAGCGGTGCTGCATCGTCATGATAACCCCACGGCTGAAGCTGTGCTTTGCTGGTACGCGGCAGGCGTGCGGTGTTTTGTAGCTGCGAGCGCGACATGATCCGGCTACTTCCAGGCGACTGTCGTGACGTGCTGGTTACGCTGCCAGCCGACAGCGTGCAGTGCGTGGTGACCTCGCCGCCATATTACGGGCTGCGGGATTACGGCTGCGCTGGCCAGATCGGGCTGGAGGCAACGCCCGACGAGTATCTGGCGACGATGGTTGCGGTGTTCCGCGAGGTTAAGCGTGTGCTGCGCCCGGATGGGACGTGCTGGGTGAATATGGGAGATTCTTACAATAACTTCCGTGTTTCTAAAGGACCGGCGCAGACCGTGCATAAAGGCAAGATGAACGGTAAACCGGCGCCAGACAGTGGTGGTCGAGGTTGGGACGGTCTAAAAGAAAAAGACCTTCTAATGATGCCGGCGCGGCTGGCGCTGGCGTTGCAGGCGGATGGGTGGTGGTTACGATCTGACATCATATGGCACAAGCCGAACCCGATGCCGGAGAGTTGCCGGGACCGCCCTACGAACGCGCACGAGCATGTGTTTCTCATTACGAAAAGCGCTCGTTACTGGTACGATGCGGATGCGGTTCGGGAGGATGGCGTTCCGGAGAGTGCGAGCCGCTACAACTACGCTTTCACAGGTGATGCGCCGAATAGCGGGAAGCTGTCGTTGCAGGCTCCTCGCGGGTTTCGGGAGACGAACGGCACGCGCAATCTTCGCAACGTTTGGACGATCGCCACGGCGCCGTTCCCTGGAAGTCACTTTGCCACCATGCCTGCGGCAGTCGTTGAGCGGTGCATTCGTGCTGGCTCGTCGGAGCGCGGCTGTTGCAGCCAGTGCGGCAAGCCGTGGGTTCGGGTAGTGTCAGATCGCGAGTATCCGAAGCACTTAGCGAACGCTGCTAAGGCTCACGGTGGCATCGGTAATAATCTCGGTGGCTCAGTGCATCAGCGTTGGCTGGAGGAAAACCCACGCACCACCACTGGCTGGCTCCCCTCCTGCTCATGCAACGCCGACGTTACCCCCTGCACGGTGCTGGACCCGTTCGCTGGCGCAGGCACGACGCTCCTCGTGGCCGATAGACTCCAGCGCGATGCGATCGGGATCGAGCTAAACACCGCCTACACCGAGATGGCGATGCAGCGCTGCCGAGACGATGCGCCGCTGTTCGTGGACACGCCTGCCGCCACTGATCCAGAGGAAGCGCGCATCGCTGACCTGTTCGCCTCACCGGAGGCAGCATGACCGACGCCCCCAAGCGCATCCAGACGCAGCCAGAATGGGCTCTCCAGAGAGGGGTCCTCCGCTTCTGCAAGCGCGCCATTGACGGTCCCTATGAAGCCGCCTGTCACGATAGAGGACGCGCGAGATCCGCGCTGGAGCACATCGGGGAAGCGGCGAGGGGGCTAAGGCACGGTTGGCCAGATCTGGAGATAGCGTTGCCCAAGGGCCGCACATTCCGGTGTGAATTGAAGGCGCCTGGCGTGTCGATTGATGAGAAGGGCGAGCAGTATCGCATCCTCCAATCCCTGACAGGCCTCGGTCATCCTGCGACATGGGCTAACAGCGTCTATACGTTTGCCACTATGGCGCTGTCGCTTGGCGTCCCACTCCAGCGTAACTGGCAGTATGTGGCGCAGCACGAGGATGAGTTGGTGGCTGCGGATATCCGGAAGCAAGAAGTCCGCGCCGAAGCAAAACGCAGCGCCGCTCCCGCGCTCTACAAGCAGCCCTCCCGCGCCCCAACACCATCCCGCTTGCGGCAATGGGCCAAGACTCAAAAGGCATTAGCATGACATCCTCCTTCGCACGCCACGGCATCGACCATCTTTCCGTTTCATCGGTCGGACTGTTCGCCGCCGAGCCGGCGCTGTTCGTGGCAGAGCGCCTCATGAAGCGTCGCGCCCCTGTGGGTGCAGCAGCGCATCGTGGGACGGCGGTAGAGGCTGGCATTGTCATGGGGCTGATGAACCCCACGCATTACGTTCTGGACTGTGAAAACTATGCCGTTGCCGAGTTCGACAAACTCACCGCGCTGTCTGGCGATCCGCGTCGCGCCAAGGAACGCGAAGGCATTCCCGGCATGGTTAAGCAAGGGCTCGACAAGCTGCGTCCTCGTGGCATTCCATCCATCACACAGGGGCGTGTCGATGTCCTGCTGCCAGGGGTGCCCATCCCATGGGTAGGATACCTTGATCTGCACTATGAGCAACATGGCGCCACGGTAGACATCAAGACGACGCATCGTCTCCCGTCTGAACCAAGCAGGGCGCATGCGCGACAGGTTTCGTTATACACCTACGGCACCAACCATGCGGCACGAGTTGCCTATTTCACGCCGTCCAAGGGCGAAGTCTACCTAGTCAACGATTGCGCCCAGCACATCGCGGACCTTATCAACATCGCACAGCGGTTGGAGCGTTTCCTGGCGCTGTCGGACGATCCGACGTTCCTCGCTGGGATCGTGTGTCCCGATGTGGATAGCTTTTACTATTCCGATGCAACGGCGCGCGCGACGTGTCGCGAGGTGTTCGGGCTATGACCCCACTAGCGGCTGGACAAACGTGGATACCAACGAAGCCCGGTAGCCAATGGCGCTACATTTGCAGGATAGATGAATCTGGATTGGTCTACCGAATAGAGTCAGGCCGCAGGCAATGTCAATGGTGGTGGCAGTTCCGCGACTGGTGCAACCGCTTTGATTGTATCCTGGCGCCACCAGCCGTCGAGCGTTTCTGTGGGCCGCTTACAGACCCCGAAGAAGCCCGCGTTGCGGAGCACTTCAGAGAGCCTGAATGAATTGCCTGCCAGCGATGCTGGCACCAATGCGCGAATGACCGGCGGCGCATCCAACAGCCGGCAAAGTTTAGGAACGAAGACAATGGCACTAGGGTTAAACACTGGCTCAAACGGCGCGGACTTCCTGCCGATCGCCATCTACGACGCACGCGCCGGTCGCATGTTCAAAGTCGAACGGGCGCAAGTATCCACCGGAGGGTGGGAGAGCAACCGCGTTGATATCACCTCTCCACCGCCATCGTTCGCTGTTGACTTCGGCACCATCGAGGTTGGCTGGATTGTGTTTGCCGCGACCGGCCCCGACTTCCAGTTGGTCCCGATCGGTCAACCGCTCCCGGTGCAGCCAAGTAAGGATTACAAGCAGGGCTTCCGCGTGCGTATCTTCGGCAACGTGCTCGATGGTCTGCGCGAGTTCAGTCACACGGCTAAGTGTGTGCTGAGCGCGGTGGACGACTTGCACACGCGCTACGAGGCGGCCCCCGAAGCTGCGGCCGGCAAAATCCCGGTTGTGAAGCTGACAGGCACCACGGCTGTCGTTACCACCGGCCCGCAAGGCAAGACGACCAACTACGGGCCGGTCTTTGAGATCGTCGCCTGGACCGATCGCAAGCCCGAGATGGGCGAACGAACGGTCCCCACGCCTGGCGCAAAGACAAACCGCGCTAATGGTGCCCATCACGCACCGCCGCCTGCTCCACCTCCCGCAGCGACCGCTGAGCCACCGCAAACCGTGCGCGCTCCAGAGTCGGCCGGCATGCCTGACGACTGGAACTGAGACGAACGGGCAACCCGCTCCTGTTGACGCAGGAGCGGGCCTGCCGACGAACAACGCCGACAAAGTGCCGAGCTAGGAAACACCCGACGATGGCAACGGTACGATGAGTGCGCAGCCGCTACCAGAGCCAGAGACACTAAGGCTCGCGCGCCAGTACCGTGACCTCGGCTGGTCAGTCGTGCCCGTCTCACCGCGCTCTAAACTCCCGGCAATCGCCTGGGCTAAGTATCAGGACTCCCCCGCCACCCAAGACGAACTCCACGGCTGGTTCTCGGTCGGCGGCTACGGCGTCGGCCTCGTGCAAGGCGCCGCCGCCGGCTCCATCGTGCTCGACTTCGACGGCGAGGAGGGCCACGAAACCCGCGCCGCCCTGGAGCGCGAATACGGCGCACTCCCTCATACCGTAGAAGCCCTGACCCCATCAGGCGGCTGTCACGTCTTCCTTCAGCATCCTGGCCGCCCCGTCCCTACACGCAAGAAGGTGAGGGACGGCATGGACGTGCGCGGGGACGGCGGCTTCGTCGTGGCCTGTCCCAGCATCCACGCCAACACCCGGCGCTATGAGTGGGACTGCGATCACCACCCGGAGGAGACGGCGCTAGCTCCGTGCCCCGTATGGGTCGTCCAGATGATCTGCGATGAGCTACCGGCTGGCACGGCGAGTGACACCGCTATCGTCCACACCCTCCACGCTGGGCCCCTAGGTCTCGCCCAGGCGGTCGTGACGGACGGTCGCGAGACTTACATGCGGGATACTGTGCTGGCTGTCCTGGCTGATCTGTGCCGCACGCTCGGCCACCCTCCGACCGAAGATGAGTTGTTCGAGGCGGTCTGGCCGCAATACTCGCGCAAGGTGGATTTCACGCGGCCAGGTCGCGGCGCCACCGAAGTGCGCGCCAAGTGCCGCTATACGCTGGGCCGGCTGGCTAAGGGCGTGCTGCCCCCTTTCATCGCCGCTAAGCCAGCGGGACAAACAGCCCCAAAAGGGCGTCCCGCTATCCTGCATCTTGAGGATGTCGAGCGCCTACCACCCCCAGAGTTCCTGATCGACGGCCTGTTCCCGGCTGGTGGCCTGATCGTTGTCTACGGCCCGCCGAAGAGCGGCAAGACATTTCTGGTCCTCTCCGCCTGCCTCCACTTGGCCGCGAACAAGGGCTGGTTCGGGCATAAGGTTCGTGGCGGCTGCATCGTCTACATAGCGGGGGAGGGCGTCGGTGGCCTTGGCAGCCGCCTGAAGGCAATGCGGTCCCACTACCAAATCCCGAGCAACATCCCGTTCTACGTCATCCCTCGCGCCATCAATTTCACCGATCCGGCCGCCGCCGCTTACCTCGTCAAGCTGGTGCGTGACACGGTTGGAGACGAGCCGATCGCCGCCGTGATCGTGGACACCCTGGCGCGTTCAATGGCCGGCGCCGACGAGAACTCAGCCAAGGAAGTTGGCGTCGTCATCGCTGCCTGCGACGTGGTGCGGGACGAATTGGCATGCGCCGTCATCCCCATCCATCACCAAGGCAAGGACGAGACACGGGGACTTCGCGGGACATCCGCCATCCGTGGAGCGGTCGATGCCGCCTTCCGCGTAACCGCCAGCGGCAAACGCCTGACCCTCAAGAACGAGGACCAGAAGGACGCCGAGTGCGCGCCAGAGATGGTCTTCGAGATGGTCGAGGTGCCAGTCGGCATAAGCCGCAAGAGCCTCGTTCCGGTGCTTCTGGAAGGCACCAATAACACCCCCGCAAGGGAAGAGAAGCCAAGGGGAATAACTGGTTTTGCGTTGGAAATACTAACTGACACCATAGCGGGGCCAGAGAGCGCAATGCTACCTCCAGTAGACGAATTACCTAGCAATACACGCGGCGTTGCCATCGATGTGTTTCGCCGTGAGTTCTACGCGCGGAACGCCACACGGTCTTACGAGGCGCGAAAAAAGGCTTTCGGAAGAGCCGTCGATGCCCTCGTGGAATACCGTCTCGTCGCTGTTCGAGACCCTTGGATTTGGAAGGTAAACTGATGCGAAACCGAATAGAGGGACATCTTTTGGCAGAGGGACATTCAAGGGACATGACGGACAAAATGTCCCGGGACACTTTTGGGGGACAAAGCCACCTAGAAGGTGGTGGTGGCTTTGTCCCCCTCAAGTCTTGTGCGGAAAGGGATGCGTCTGATCGGGACAGGGGTGAGAATGTCCCGCTAGCTGGAGAGGTGATGCTTTGGGAAGGGCAGGAATATCGGTTTGTTGAGACGCGCCCGTATACCAGCCACACAGGTAGGCTGACATCGTTCACGGTTTGGAAAACGGAGTGCCCACGGTGCGGGGTAACCTTCGTGGTGACGACAGCTAGCTCGTTCAGATGGCCGCGTCGCCGGTGTGATCGATGCAAGGCGCCAGGCAAACGCGTTAGTAAGAAGCGCGCCCAATGACCGACCTCACCCACCACCCCGATTGCCTCTTCTGGCCAGACAACGAGAACGACGCCTGCTGCTGCGGCTTGACCGGACCAGCCATCGGTAACCTGCGCCCATGGACCAAGCAGGCGATGGAGGAGTGGCGGGCCAAGGTGAACGCCGAGTGGCAGGAAATTCTGGGAAGGAAAACACCGTGACCCCCACCGACCACGATCGCATCCAGGTAGCCATCGTTCCCACCGACGCCGTGGCGCGGGCAGCTGAGCTACGCTGGGGCGTGGCTAGATTGGAGTCCCTCGTGAGTGCCGGCACGTTGACCAACTGGAGAGAAGGCTGGCGACGCTATGCCACAGCCATCGCCCATGGCGACGCCGCCGCCGTCGAGCGTCTCGCCCCAAAGATCGCCCAGGCCATTCGCGCCATGGAGGCTGAAGCGGAGGCGAGGGGACACGCGCGCATCGATCCAGGCGACCACTGGGAAGCCCCGCTGGCCGATGGGCGCGTGCTGGTGGTGTGTCGGACCTTTGCGGAGGCCAGCGCCCTCCAGCACGACCAGGGAGCCGCGCGCGAGCGTGTCGTTTGGACGATGGAAGAGTTGGCCAATGTCCTCCCGACGCTGGAAGTCACTTACCAGGCCAAGGTTCACTTCCCCGGCGCACGCGTTCGGTCAACCGTCCAACGATCGGAAGGCTACGCCCACGATTGGGCGGTGGATTCCGAGTTCGCGTTTCTGCACGATCCGAAGGTGGCGGCGTGACTGGATTGCTCATTGCTCAAAAGTGCGCAGTCAGTTTTGAGCAATCTCCTCCTCCAGCCACCCCCTCACCTCCGGGCGCTCACAGAGGCGTAGAAGGCGCTGGACCGGTTCTGGCATACAACGGGCGGAGGAGACGCTGGGCGCCGTCTCCGACGTTCTGGGGGGCTGTAGCGTGGGGGTGGACATCTCCCACCTCCTCCACGTACGCGCATCCACCCCGATCAAACGCGCAACCTGCCCCTGGGTTAGCCCCAAGGACAGGCGGCGGGAGCGGATTTCGGTGGGTGTCAACTGGTGATCGCTTCGCCGATCTCTTCCAGTTCGGAATAGACGGCTCTGAGGTTGTGCAGGCGATTGGCGTGCTGTCGGAGCGCCTCTTGGATCGCGTCTGGCCCCTGCGGGTAATAATCGCGACCGTTCGGGCAGACGGCCTTCATCGCCTCTTCAGCGTTACGAATAGCTTCAAGCGCAGCGCAGATGTCGGAAAGGAGGTCTTGGGCCGCAGTGCCGTTCATGTGGATCGTGGGGATTGCAAGCTTGGCCATCGCTCAAACCTCCCACTGCAAAATGTCAGTCCAAGTGCGCCCCAACGCGTCACGCGACACCCTGGCGACGACTGTCACTTGGTAAAAATCTCTCTCGCGCCGGGTTATCTCAACCGGCACCCCCGGCCGCTGGCCCAGAATGCGACGCGCATACTTCTCGGCGTCCTCCAGCGTCGCGCACTCGCGAGCCACCCGGGTGTGCGACATGCGCCAGTCGCCATTGCGACCATCGTCAGCGCGCCGATCGTGGCGCAGGCCGTCCCAGTAGTTCGGGCGTTCTTGGGTGGCTTCGTAGGTGATGGTCATTGGTCAGCCCTCCACTGGCGCGAAGCGAGCCATGTAGTCGATGTGCGCCTGTCGCGCGGCAGCGACTGCGCCGCTGAGCGTCCCATAAGCGCGCCGCGTGTCTTGCGCCTGCTTCACGCCATCGACCGTGATATGCCAAAGCCAACGCGATCCTTGCGGGTAGATTACCATTGCGATTTCTTGGGTCATCGCTCAGCCCTCCGTCTGGGTGGTGGGAAGCTTGAAACCAACAAGCCACGAAGCGCCAAGGCGATTGCGAAGCCCGTGCAGCACCGAGCCGTGGAACGTGGAGCCGTCTGCGTCGCGCCAGATGCGAGCGTTGTACCAGTAGGTGTTCATCAGATCACGCTTCCAGCAACGACCACTCTCGGCGGCAAAGGCTTGCAGGGCTGCGAGTTCTTCGGTGGTTATCTGGTTGGTCATTTTCCGGTTCCTTGTTGCCCTGGCTTGATCGCCTCGGGGTGGTTGTTAGGAAAGCATCTGGCAGACGAGGGCATACGTAGCGGTGTGGGTTTCGACCCGCAGGTAATCCCCACCAAAGTCAGGATTACTCGCCAAGCAAAGCCCAGGCTCCCCAATCTCACGCAGAGCCAGCAACACAACCTCAGTCCGCTCAGAAGCCGAAAGACCATGCGGAGGAATGCACCGAATGAACCGCTTTCCATCCAATTCGCCCTTATCCAGCAGGCGAGTGTTGCGAAGCGTCCGGTAGGTTGTGGTGCTGTAGGTCATTGGTCCGTTCCTCGTCTTGGCCGTTCGAGTGTTGTAGGGCCGTTGGCCCTACTCAGTCAAGTCTCATGATTGAGAATGAATGGCAGCAGTACTGTTATGTCAGTAGGGTGTCAGGATGTCGTATATACAATTTTGGAAAGGCTTGACAAACCAATGAATGGGCTGTCCGCAGCTTTAAACAAACGCCATCGCAGTCCTGACAAAGGACGAATGCCGGCTCAATGGGCGGCGAAGCGGGTTAGAGCCAAGATTACCTCTGGTCATGTGGGCACCGCCACTGGCGAGGCGTTTGTTTACGTGGGGCAATCGGCTACCGGCCGGGTTAAGGCTGGTATGACTTCTAACTTGGCGTCGCGTGCAGCATCTCTGAAAATAGAGATGGTTTATTTTGTGCAGGTCAGACCGGAATCAGCGAAGGAAGTGGAAACCGAGCTTTTCCAGCTTCTGCTGGTCGAGGAAGGCGCTTCGGAATGGGTCAAGCACTCTGTTGACCGGGTAATTCCGTTGCTCGATGTCGCGGTGGCTAATGTGCGGCGACGCGCATGGGTGGACCCGCATCTGACTGAGGAAGAGGCCAGAAAACTCAGGGTTGAGATGGCAATTACACCAGACGAGGCGGCTCGTGTGGTGGCCACCCCAAATCGAACCACGCGGCGTATTGCGGTTTTGTCGCCACGGCGCGGCACAGGAGACCATCATGGGGCTTGACATTCGCGAAATGGGTAAGTTATCCTCAGACAGTGGGGTAAATCGCACTGAGACGCGATTTTTGCCCCGCAGCGGCATTCGATGGCACGTATTCCACGCCCGCCCGCGTTTCGAGCGACAAGCCGATTTGGCACTTCGTCGTCTCGGCATGGAAACCTACCTCCCGTTGATGATTGAACGCTGGCACGGTGCCGATCGGCACGAGGTGGCGGCGTTGGTAGGCTACACGTTGGCGCGCTTCGACGTGAATGCGATTGAGTGGGGGCGCGACGCTACGTCACGGCAGGGTTGTGGCGAGGTTGGGCGCTTTCTGTTGTCGCCCACCACTAGAATGCCAGCCAACGTTCCCGATGCCGCCGTGGAGCGTCTGAGGGCCGAATGCGAGGCTACCTTCGTGGTAGAGCGCCAGGTTTTAGCGCACAAGCTGAAGGTTGATGATAAGGCGCGTGCGCGCGAGGGGCACTTTTCGCATCTCACTGGTATCTGCAAGCGTTCTAATAAAGATCGCGTCTTGTTGTTCTTTGCAGAGATCGATCGAGAGTTTAGCTTTCGGCGCGATGCGGTGGAGTTGGTGGCGTGATGACCGTAGAAGAGAACCGGCGCGCTTGGGAGGCTTGGGAGGGCGAGGTGGTTAAGTGGTCAGACGATGATGGATCTGCGGCGAATGAGCCAGAACCGCCGTCGCGGTCCAATCCTCTTGGCGATCCTGAGTGGCATGATTTGCAGGAGCGTCTGGCATCGATGCATGTTATTGAAACTGCTAAGCAGATCAGTTTTCTAAAGACTACAATTGATCAGCTTCAAGGCGAGATCGCGATGGTCCGCGAGTTGGTGTCGCGTCTTCCAGAAGACGATGGCAGCGAGACGCCCTCGACTGGCGTTCAGGCCGACATCGATCGCGTGTGTGATCACCTATTCAAGGGTCACACGGATGACAAGCAGCGCGCGAAGCTGACCACGTCTATCGATCGTGCCGAGAGGGTGCGGCCGGGTTCGGATGCGGCAGTGGGTCGGGCGTTGCGATAGGTTCCGTCCGCAAACAAGAACTTATCGGACGTAACTGGTGGTTGAGAAATACAATCTGAGGTGGTTGTGGTGAACAGCCTAGATCGCAACTCCCGCGCGGTCCTCTATAATGGGTCCGACAGCGAACCAGACCGGCACAGATAGGCGCGGACAGCCACAGCGCCGTTAACGATATCAAGGACTTATGCCTTTGCATTTCATCCACTCGATCGCAGAGGCTGTTGTCAGGGCAATCGCTCCTGAACTTCAACGGATTTACACGGAGATAAAAACCATGAGCACGTCTCTCAGCGCACAGCTTGATGCCGCAACCGCTCGCATCTCTGCGGATGTGGCTGCCGTGGCGGCCGATGTTGCCGCCCTCACTGCCCAGATGTCGGCTGGCGATACCATCACGCAGGCGCAGGTTGATGCGTTGAACGAGATTGGCACGAAGCTAGAGGCGATCCCTGGCGTCATGCCTGCCGTACCGCCCGTCACCACGGCGCCCTGAAATGGCGCTTCCTCCTCCCGGCGCTGGTGTGATGCCGCCGCCTGACCCCGGGGCCATGGCTGGCGGCGCTGGGCCTGGCGATGCGCCTGCGCCTGACGCGGGCGACGACAGCGGCGGTGATGTTGTCGTCACGATCAGCAAGGCGCCTGACGGCACTTACATGGTCTACGCTGGCGATGAGCCTGACGATGGCGGCGGCGGCGGTGGCGCTGACATGAGTGAGGACGACGATGATGCTATGGGCGATGCTATGGGCGCTGGTGGGGGTAACGGTGGTGGAGGAGGCGGCGGTGCTACTGGCAGCGCTGGCCAACCTGCCGATTCGATAGGCGCGGCGCTGAAGTTAGCGATGGACATTATGCAAGCGGACAAGTCGTCCGAGGGCGCGGCCGACGATCAGTTCGCGGCTGGGTTCGGTGCTTCGAAGAGCCCAACGCCTGTGGGAATGGGCGGCGGAGCGTAGTCATATGATGTGGAGTTGGTGCGTCGATAAGCCCAAAGAGCCGACGAGTCCGGTTCCTGCGGCATCCATTGACACGAAGCGCATTGATGATGCGCTGGCATGGCTTGTTGATATCGAGCGTGGTGTGGCGAAGGTGCGCGAGCATCTGTTGCCCTTAAGGGCGTCGCTCATGAGCGAGGGCGATGTAGAAATGGCTGTCCTGGTGCAGGAATGGCTGGATGATCCGTCGTATTCTACTCTTTCTGTTAGGGCCAGAAAGCGGTTTGGTGCGGGGGGCAGTAAGGCGGTTGGTGAGTGGCTTGCTAAGTACTCGGTTATTGGCCCGCAAATTCCAAAGGCTAGGGCGTATGGTGTTGATGGCACCAATTGGCTGGAAGTGGCGCGGGTTGCGGTTGCTAATTTCGTAACCATCCATCGGAATGCGGGGGCGATCTGATGGCCGTCCCCGCTCCTCGCATTGGCAAGTACGCCGCTGGCCTCAAGAACCCACATCCTGCGGACAGTGAGCGGCAACCGCGCAACGCGGCGTGGCACAATGCACAAGAGGCGGCCATGATGTCCCCGGGTTTGATCAATCGAGCGGCGCCGAAGAAGCGGCGTGCTAAGCGGAAGAAGTAGATGCCATCCGTCTCTAAGTCCCAGCAAAATCTGATGCGCGCCGCTGCGCACACGCCAGGCGGCTATGGCGGCGTTCCGGCGTCGGTAGGCAAGGACTTTGTGGCTGCCGATAAGAAGGCCGGGAAGCGCAAGCTGCCGAAGCGTAAGGCGCGGGGGTTGATCAACCGATGAGCGACAAGCCGAAGCGCATATGCCGGGTTGTCGGTTGCGAGCGTGAGGCGAACACGCCGGGATCAGCGCGCGGTTTATGCACAACGCATTACGCATATCGGCACGAATACGAGGCTGGGCGACCGATGAAGGCCGGGGTGCCCGAGGTGCCAAGTGAGCCGATAACGGACTTTCAAAGGGAGGCTGGTGGCCAGTATCTTGAGATCGACATGGGGCTTGTCGAGAGGTCCGCGCGCATCGGCTGCACGAACGAAGAAATCGTGGCTTTGCTTGGTTGCAATCGCAACACTTTTTACAGGCATCTAAGGGAAGATCCAACGCTAAAGGAAGTCATTGATCGAGGGCGGGAGGGTGGCAAGGCCGCACTGCGCCGGTTTCAATGGCAGAATGCCGAGAACGGCAACCCGACCATGCAGATTTGGCTCGGCAAGCAGATGTTGGATCAGAAGGACAAGCTGGAGAACAGCGGAACGACGGATGTCAACACACGGTTGATCGTTGAACTCGTTGGGGATGCGGCACCGGCGGTTGAGCATGATCGACGGGAACCTGAACGGTTTCGCCCGCGTTTAGTGAATGACGTGGAGTTTAAAGGGTGACGACTTCAAGCGAGCCCAGATTCGACGTGAAGTGGCCTGATAGGCTAGCTAGTGCATCGCTTGTTTTCGCTGTCATTGCCGCTGTTTTCGCTGCAATTTCTGTAGTTACAGCGCTTCTCTCGTTTGTATCATGAAGGAGCAAACACGATGAATAACATGGAGTGCATTGTTGCGGTTCTAACCGCGCATCGCGAGCATCGGCATTGGACCGACGAGGCGGTGGCGATGGATCTGGTAGCCCAGCTTGGCATTGACCCGGTTGGCGAGGCGAAGAACGCGAAGCCTGTGGTCGCGCCTGGCATCACTGAGGACGAGGTGATGGCGCACGAGGCGGCAGCGAAGGAAGCGGTGGCCAAGGCTACGGCGGCGCGTGAGGCGTTGAACGCGCAGGCGGAAGAAGAGGATAAGGCGAAGGTGGACGCTGCCGAAGAGCAGGCGAAGGCGGCTGCTGCGCAACGAGAGGCGGAACTGAAGGCGCAGACTGCGGCGATGGCAACCCAGGCGGCGCCTGTTACCATGCAGCCTACGCAGGCGCCGCAGCCACCAGTGGTGGGATGACCTGGCAATCCGATTGGACGAATGCCCCTAAAGGCCCGACGCTATTGATTCGCAAACGTGAACTCATGCCAAGCACCCAGACATTTGGGTGGTTTCATCTGCTGGGCGGTTGGCATGGGGGGCGATGGGTTGATGTTTCCTGCGTAGGGCTGAGAAGTTATAAGCCGCTTGATGTAATCGGTTGTGAGTGGATGAGAATACCTGCATGAGCGCAGCGCTCCAACAACTGAACGAGAAGGTCTTTCGCCTTCAGCTACCGCGCAAGCTGAAGTTCCTGTTGGACATGCACAGCTACAAGGTTGCTTACGGCGGCCGTGCTAGTCTCAAGTCAACCTCGTTCGGCGCGTCGCTGTTATCGCTTGGCATCGACCAGTCGCTGCGCATTCTGTGTCTTCGTGAAGTGCAGAAGTCGCTGACTGATTCTGTGCATCTATTGCTTCAGGATCAGATACGCAAACTAGGCTATGGCGATCGATACACCGTCACTGACAATGCTATTCGAGGCACGCGGAACAACACGCTGATTCGGTTTGCTGGTTTATCGGATCAGACATCTGAATCTATGAAAAGCTACGAGGCTTTTGACATCTTCTGGTTTGAGGAAGCGCAGTCCATTACGCGCAGGAGTTTTCAGATCGCGCTGCCGACGTTGTTCCGCACGAAGGGCGCGGAGGCGTGGGTGTCGTTTAATCCGGATATGGACACGGACGAGGTGTGGGAACGCTTTGTGGTCAATCCGCCGCCTGGCGCGATGGTGGTGGAGATGAACTGGCGCGATGCTGTCGCGTGCGGTTGGATGTCGGAGGAGAATGAGCGTCTACGCCAGTATGACCTGATCTACTCGAAGCATGAGTATGCCAACATCTGGGACGGTCGCCCCCGTACCGTTGTTGCTGGCGCGATCTACGCCGCCGAGGTGGTCGAGATGATCACTGAACGCCGGTTCCGGCCAGTGCCCTATGATCCACGGTTGCCGGTGCATCGCGCGTGGGATCTGGGCTGGAACGACCGGATGGTCGTGGTGATGGTGCAGAAGCCGCACCCGAGCGCATTGAACGTGATCAACTATCTGGAAGAGTCGCATATCACGTATGCCGCCATGATCGCCGCGATGGATCGTCTGGGCTACAAGTGGGGCACTGATTGGCTACCGCATGACGCGGTGCAGCATCATCCGACCAGCGGCACGAACGCGAAGAAGACGCTGGAGGGTTTGGGGTGTCGCGTGCAGCTTATTGGGCGGTCTGACCCGGAGGCGCGCATTAAGGCTGGGCGCATGATGTGGCCCCGGCTTTATATGGACAACAGCAAGCACGACACGCCGACTGACAGGCCCGAGCGGTTGCTGGGTGCTGGGCACTTGATGGACCGGCTGAAGCGCTACAACCGCGTTGTGCCGCGCACGACTGGTGAGCCAGCATCACCGGCACACGATGTGCATTCGCATGCTGGCGATGCGTTTGGCGGGCTGGCTGAGATTGTGGATCGGATTAGGAACGAGGGCGAGCGGCCGGCGCCTGTGGTGGCGGCGTATGAGAACGCTGATCCGTCAGTGGGGATGCTGGGTTAATCTCCATAATCGCCGCCATAGCGAGATCCCGTAGATCGAAGCTGCCATCTAGCGTGACGTTTTCTGGTCCGCCCCCCTGCGCTAGCGTGTAGGGGCCATCGCCAGCGATCAGAACGTCAAACATCGCCTTAGCGACACGAGCGACTGTTTCATCAGTCAGTTGCACGTCACGATCCCACCGATGTTCATGCACGTTGGGCTGCGACGGTAAGACTGGCTGCTGAGATAAGCGGACCCGGCCGCGCTCCACTCCGCGTCACGCCCGATCCTGGCGTTATTCACGTAGTTCGACACGCAGTAGTCGTGGGCGCGAGCGCTTCGGACGCCGCTACAGGCCGCAGCCGCGTCCTGGGCGTCGCTGGTGGTGTTGCAGGCGGCGAGGGCCGTCAGTGCCGATGCCAACGCTAAGTTCCGTATGAATCGATCCATTTTGTTACCTCGTATTGACTGAGACTGCCGTCTTCTCGCCGCCATCCGTCAACTATTCGCCTAAGCAAATCGGAGACGGAGATTCCAAGCAGCTTAGCTCTAGCTTTCAGATCAGCCATCGCCTGATCCGAGAATGTCACTGATTGGCGCTTACTCACTACCAGTCACCCTCGAAGATGGTTTTGCCGCGAAACTTAACCCTGCAATGGTGTGTAATTTTGCTGGGATGGCGCGCGTCGTGGATTGCAGCCGCTATTACGAGCGCCACCACGATGGCGGCTAAGATGCTGCCGAAGCAAACAAGAGCGACATCAATCGGGTTCATGGGTGCATTCTAGCACCACATTGGGACACAAAGCCACATAAATGAGCGACACGCTCCCTGATCTGCCAGACGACGTGCGGGACATCATCAAGCCGCACCTCGACCTCGACCCGACCGTGCTGGCCACGATCGGCACGGAGATCGCTGCCAAGCGCGAGGAAGCCAAGAGTGCCCGCGTGAGTTCCGGCATTGAGACGACGTGGCTGGAGTGTGAGGAGGCTTACGACGGCATTGACGACGCCAACCGTGGCGAAGTCAGGTCCGGTCGTTGGTCGAAGGGGCTGTCGCCTGATTCGCCTGTCACGACGGGTCGGACGCGCCAGAATGCCGGGCACAAATCGACCGTCTACCTGCGCCTGACCACGCGGTATGTGGACGCCGGCACCGCGAAGTTGTGTGAAATCTTGCTGCCGGCCGACGACAAAGCTTTTTCGTTCTCGGAAATGCCGGTTCCTGAACTGATCGACGCGAAGGACGACGAGAGCCAGGTTCTGCATAGCGACATGGGCAATGCGCCTCTGACGCGACCGCTGGCGCCGGGGGAGATGCCACCAGCGCCGCCTCCCGTGGCCGCCGCGCCCCAGCCCCCGCCTGGCGCTCCCGTGGCCGCCGCCCCGGTGCAGCCGCCGCCAGGTATGCCGCCCGCCGCTCCCGCTCCAGCCGCTGCTGGTGCGTCTCCAGCGCCTCCTCGCGTCCCTCTGACGGTCAAGGATCTGGCGATCGAGAAGATCGAGGTGGCTAGGAAGAAGGCTAAGGCAGCGGAAACGCGCATATACGATTGGATGGTGGAGACGCAGTTCCGCGCCGAAGTGCGCAAGGTGATTGCTGACTCGGCCAGGATCGGCGTTGGTGTCCTGAAAGGTCCGATTCCCACCTCAAAGCGCGTCATGGTTCTGAAGGATAGCCCGGACGGTGGCGTAGATCTGGAGATCAAGGAGAAGATCGTCCCGGCGTCGGTTTGGGTCGATCCGTGGAACATCTATCCAGACCCGGCGTGTGGCGAGAACATTCACGAAGGCGACTACGTGTTTGAGCGTGACAGCATGTCCGCGAAGAAGGTCCGTGAGTTAAAGAAGCTGCCGGGGTATATCGGATCGCAGATTGACCAGGTGCTGAAGGAAGGCCCCAACAAGATCAACACGAAGACCGAGGGGCGCCCGAACGATGAAAAGGCAGCGGAGAGGAATAGGTTCGACGTTTGGTACTTCTACGGCACGTTGACCAGGGACGAGATGCTGGCAATCAGTCAGGCGTCTGGTGGTCACCCTCAGATGCCAGGCGAGCCACCGGAAGAGATGTACGCGATCGTCACGCTGATTAACGATAGCGTGGTGCGCGCTGCGATTAACCCGCTAGACAGCGGTAATTTCCCGTATCATTCCATGCCGTGGCAGCGCCGTCCGCAATCCTGGGCTGGCGTTGGTGTGGCGGAGCAGATGCGGGCGCCGCAGAAGATCACCAATGCTGCGCTGCGGGCTCTCCTGAACAATGCTGGCAAGAGTGCTGGTATTCAGTTGGTCATCAATCAGGCGGCAATCCGGCCGGCTGACGAACGCTGGGAGGTTACACCAGACAAGATCTGGTTCGTGACCAATGACGGGCCGGCTGATGTGCGCCAGGCGATGATGGCGATCGAAATTCCGAACGCGACGCAGCAGCTTACCGAGATTGTGACGATGGGTGAGCGTTTCGCGGAGGAGACCACTAGCATTCCGCTCATCACGCAGGGGCAGTCGGGCGCCACGACGCCAGATACCCTTGGCGCTACCCAATTACAGGACAACAACGCCAACCAGCTACTGCGAAGCATCGGTTACACCTTCGACGACAACATTACCGAGCCAAAGGTAAGGCAGTATTATGAATGGCTGCTGCTCGATCCCGATGTGCCGAACGAGGAAAAGGGCGAGTTCCAGATCGACGCGCACGGGAGTATTGCTCTAGTGGAGCGGGCGATACAGGATCAGACCATCGGGCAGATGTTGCAGGCTTCTGTTAATCCAGCCTATGGGATTGATCCCAAGAAAACTATGGCTGAGTTTATCAAATCGAAAAAGATGACCCCCGATAGATTCCAATACAGCGAGGAAGATCAGGCGAAGATGGAGGCGGCACCGCCGCCGCAAGCCCCTGCGGTTCAGGCGGCTCAGATCGCTGCTGATGCCCAGATCAAACTGGCCGTGATGAAGCAGCCGATTGATCAGCAGAATGCGCAGGCTGAGCAGCAGATCGCCGCCGCAGCGCATACGCTGGAGGTCGGGAGGGTTCAGGTCGATCAGCAGCAGACGCATCTGGATGCCACGCTGAAGGCGCATAAGATGGACATGGAGCATCAGCGCGCGCTGATGGATTATGCGACCAAGCGCGGGATCAGCCTCGATGCGGCTAAGGTGCAGCTTGCCAAGACCACGATGGAGTTGAATACGGAGCGTGAGTTGAACGCGACGAATAACGCGATTGATCTGCACAAGCATCGCAATCCGCAGCCACAAATGCCAAAGCCGGCGGCACAGGTGCCGGGACGGGCAGGGAACGGGCGCGCCTTTTCACAAGCTGGACCGCCGCAGTGATAATCGCCGGTCATCCTTTTGAAGGCGGCTGGTGTTCACGGTGCGGTCGGATGATGTGCGATGTGCTTGGGTATGCCGAGATTGCGGTTGTCGGTGCTGACGGAATTGCCTGCGTGGGGAATCTTACGGAGGAAGAGTTGGCGACGCTACGGTCGGCGCGTAGTCGGCAGCTAGAAGCGGTTGAGAAGGCGATGGCGTGAGGATCACAATGAAAATTTTGACTGCTGCGATGCTGGTAGCGTTCGCATTCCCTGCGTTAGCTGACACCGTTGTAGTGCCTGGCTCGGTCAACATCATCACGCTCGATGTTAAGGCGATAGCGGTTGGCAGCACGGCTGTGGTGGCGCTGGCGGCCGGCAATGCGCGTCGCGGTGGGTTTGTTGTGACATCCAACGCCGCCGGCCTGTGCGTAAACCTGGTGGGCACTGCGGGAGTGGCGTCGTCGGGCGATACGGTGTGCGTGGCGCAGAACGTGATCTTCAATATTCCGCCGACGTATGGCCCGGTGTCGGTCAACTCTACGGCGACGGCTGCGATTGCGGGTTATGGTTATAATTGAGAGACGCTGACATGCCGAGTCTTAATCTTGGATGGGAATTGTGCTTAGCCCTTAACAACGGCGCCAACTGCTTCATCCCTGTGACGCGTAATATCACTATCACTAACGTCCAGATGTCCTGTTCATTTGCTCCAAGTGTCACATCGCCTGGTATTAATCAGGTGCTTTTCATGGTCCAGGTGTGCCCGAGTCGTCCGTTCACACAAGGTTCTGGGCAGGACTATATGAGCGGTGGCACTTTTACAGCGAGTGATTGGGGCACTCAGATCATGGATAACCCCAGCCATATCGGGGGTGGCGGCGGCTTTAATGGGGGCGGTTCGCTTATGTCGATGATCCTAAAGGGGGTCAACGGCAACGCCGTTAACCAGAATGTTTCTCGTGACAACCTTAATATCGTCGTGCCAGTCGGCTCCTATATACTCTGCCACATGGATCATGCTGGCCTCTGCGGCTGCGATGTCGAGATACAGGGTAGTATCTATTACATCTATGATTGAGCCGTTCCATCTTTCTGAGAACGACAGGGCGCAGGGCCTATGGCTGCGGCTGAAAGCTCATCTCGAAGAGCGTCTTGATGCAAAGCGCAAGCAAAACGACAGCGCGCTATCCAAGATGCAGACAGCAGCCTTACGCGGTGAAATCAAAGCCCTTAGGGATCTAATAGCCCTGGGGAATGACCGGCCATTCGTGACCGGAAACGAGGACCAGTCACCGTAAGGCGACTGCTTGGAGAAACCTACATGCCACCAGAAGACGATACCGCTGCCACTGAGACAGCGCAGGAGCAAGACGACTTCGCGTCCGGATTTTCCGAGAAGCCGAGCGCGAAGGCTACAGCGAAACCGGCCAAGGCTGAGCCAGCGGCACCTGACAAGGCGACCGCAACGGCAGAGGGAAAGCCGGATAAGCCAGAGTATGTGCAGGTAACTGCCGCAGACTGGGCTGAAGTTCAGGCCGCCGCCAGAAAGACGGCATCCTACGACGCCCAATTGTCGAAGGCGTTCGGCACGATTGGTAACCTCCAAAAGCAAATCGCGGAGTCTCGGAAAGACGCGCCAGCACCGACGCGTAAGTTCGAGGTACCGAAGACAGCTTTTGAGGCGATGGCGAGAGACTTTCCGGAACTTGCCGAGCATAACCGCGCCGCTCTTGAGGCGGCTCTATCTGGCCTGAAGCTTGATGCCAATGACATCGATGACGGCAAGATTGAGAAGGTTATGGCTGGCTTCATCGCCAAGAAAGAGATGGAAGGTCTTGAAGACACATATCCGGACTGGCGCACTATCGTCGGTGCGGTGGATGTGACGAAGGCGCAGCCTGATCCGAGCAACGAGTTTCGGAAATGGCTCGGCACGAAGGATGCGGAATATCAACGCCGTATCAACGAAACGGAGTCGGCTGCCGCTATCCAGCGGTCAATCGCTCTGTTTCGGCGCGAAACACGTACGGCACCAAGGTCCGCGTCAGCGCCGCCCGCAAAGCCGCAAGAGCGTGCCGATAGGTTCCGCGCAGCAGTACAGCCGAAAGGTGACGGAGCGGCACCCGCTCCAAGCAATAGCGACAACGACGAGTTGGAGGCTGGTTTCCGCAGCGCGCGGGGCTAGCCTAAGCGCCTACGACTACGACGCGTGCTTCGGCCCGCGCCTATAACCGACGCCCTGTGACGACGGTTGCGACATGAAAATCCAAACCCCGCAATCCCCTTCACAGGACAAATCCGATGCCTATGCAAAACTTCGACCTAACTCCGGGTAGAATTAACAAGTTCAAGGGCGAGATCCTTGCTCACGCCGTGCCTCTCGAAGTACTCGGCAAGGCTGGGCGGCAGATTCCGATGCCGCGCAACAACAGCAAGACCTACGTCGCTCGCCGTTGGTTGCCGTATGGCGCAACCGCTACCTCCGCATCGAGCCAGAACCAGTTCTTCCAGAACGGCACTGGCGACCGAGGCAATGTCATCGTCCAGGCGCACCAGACTTCGGAAGGCGTCACTCCGCCGCCCGACAGCATCGTGCCGTTGGATATCACCGTTGTCGTGCAGCAGTATTCGTGCCTCTACGGGTTCACCGACGTTACCTATGACCTGTACGAAGATGACATCCCCAAGGCGATGATCGAGCAGATTGGCGAGCGTGTGACGTTCGTCAACGAGATGATCGCATGGGGCGCACTGCGGGCTTGCACCAATCAATACTATGGTGGCGCCGGAACGTCGGTTGCGACCGTTAACGGCGGCCTGACGCTTGGTATGATCCGCAAGATCGCCAAGAACCTACAGGCGAACCACGGCAAGCCGGTGAACAAGGTACTGAAGGCTGGGCCGAATTTCGCGACCGATCCGGTGGCGGAAGGCTACACGGTCTATTGCCATACCGATCTTGAGCCTGACATTCGTGATTTGCCGAACTTCGTCCCGTCAGAGGCGTATGCCAGTGGCACGCCGATGCCGAACGAAATCGGCAAGTGCGAGCGGTTCCGGTTCATCACGTCCCCGGATCTGCCCGCGATCCAAGATGGTGGCGCTGCGATCGGCGCTACTGGCCTCTACTCCACCACCGGCACGTCAATCGATGTCTACCCCTTCATCGTCACGGCGCAGGACGCCTGGGGGCAGATCGCGGTGCGTGGGCTGAATGGCCTGTCACCCACGTTCATGTCGCCTGGCGACAAGTCGAAGTCGGACCCGCTTGGCCAGCGTGGCTACGCCGGGACGATCTGGTGGAAGGCCATCATGATCGAGAATCAGGGCTGGATGGCAGTCGGCAACGTCGGCTCGAAAGTGCTGACCTAAAATCATCGAGTGAGGGAGAAATTCAATGCTCGATACCATAGGTCGATACCTACAGGGCCTGTCGAACGTCAAAGACGCCAGGTTCCTGCAAACCATCATCAATCCGATCGGTGATCGGTATTCGTCTCAACCACTGACGAGTGCTGGACTTGTGATCAAGGCGGGGGGAAGCACGCTGGCGAAAACCGGCGCTGCTGACTTCTACGCTAGCGTCACAGGCGTTTTGGTAAAGATCGCGGCGTCTACTGATATGCCGGCTTTGACGGGGATCAATGTTGGTGCTGGAAGTTTCTGCACCGTCTACTTCTTTGTGGACAGCGCAGGAACGGTCACTGTTGCTGCTGGCACGCCAGGAGCGACATTGGCAGCGGTTGTTCCGCCGCAGTTCCCCCAAGGCAAGGCCTTGGTGGGCTTTCTGATCCTTACCTACGCCTCTGCATTCACTGGCGGGACAACGCCGCTAGACACCGCCACCACCGTCTATGTCAGTCCGTTGGGTCCGTTTGACCCAACCGTGCTGCTCTGAAAGGACACTTGACCAATGGCTAACAATCTGAACTTCGATAGCGGCGTCACGCAGAACATGGTGAGCGCCGCTATGGTCGCTGGTACCACCAGCACTTACACCACCACTGTCACGACAACTTGTGTGATCAACGGTAAATTCGCCACTACGCTGGCCGCGCAGACCGCCACCGCAACTCCGACGACGGATGCGACTACGGGCGCTGCATTCGTAGCGCTGGCGCCGAACCAGACTTGCTGCATCGTGCTTGGGCAGAACCTGGCCGGCGCCATTAAGATGTGTCAGGGGCCGATTATCTCTACCCTGACCGGCGTCACTACGACTGTGGGGGCGCTGCTTTATGAACCGCAGTTCCCGGCACTGCCGGCTGACTTCTGCCCGCTTGCTTATACCGTCGTCCGCACCGCGCCGTCTGCGGCGGCGTGGACGCCTGGGACAAGCTCGTGGACGGCATCTGGCGTCAGCGCTTCGACGTTCCAGAACGTATGTCAGCTTCCTAACCGGCCGCAGGCTAGCTGATGAGCAGACGAGGCCGTCGTCGTGTGCGGCCTCGTCATTTCTCTATCTCGGAGCACCAAATGCCGCGTCAAGAACTTCACAGCGATACTATGCCGATCGAGCAGTTGCCACCGATTACTGACCCGTCCACGTATGACGGCGATGTCGTGCTGACTGAGCGGACGCATCAACAGGATTATCTGGACGAATTGGCGTTTATGGAAGAGCCAGTCACGATCCGGCTGGAGCCATCGACTGATAGGAATGCCGCGACTTCATTCCCGGTTTGGGTAAATGGAAAAATGGCCGAAGTATATCAGAATGGACGATGGGATGAGATCGGGTACCTTCCAGTCGGTCGCCTGTTAGTAGTCAAACGCAAGGTGCTTGAGGTGATTATCCGCGCCAAGATAAATACGATCAATACGATCATAGAAAATGTGGATAGTGACCAACCTTACAATACCGAAGGTAGATCAACTACTGCTGTCCATTCGTTCTCGATCACTGAAGATCGCAACCCTCGCGGCCCTGCGTGGGTTCAAGAACTTCGGCGTCGCAACCTCTAAGTTCGCTCGATGAACTTCCTCCAACTCTGCCAGCGCGCAGCCGTCGAGTGCGGCGTTGCCAGTGGTTCAGCTATCAAGATAGCGCTCCCGACAACGGTTGGCGCTACGGGTGCGCTCGGCCGCATCGTGAACTGGGTTAACGACGCTTGGACCGACGTGCAGATGGACAACGACGAGTGGGAGTGGATGCGCGCCAGCAGCCTGCTTGGTAGTGGTGTGGCATTTACGACCGTAGCAGGGAAGTACAGCTATCCCCTTGCGGGCGGCGCCTCTGGCGGCGATTTCAGTTCGGACTTCTCCTCCGACTTTGCCACCACAGGAGGCGTAGCTACGGACGGCACCGTTGGGGTCGCGGTAGACTCGTTTGGCAAGTGGGATCGCGATACGTTCCGATGCTTCACAACTTCGGTCAGTAGTGGCGATTTCAGTTCTGATTTCTCCTCTGATTTCAGCACGGGATCTGGCGGCGGCGGCGGCTTCAATGACGAGATGTTCCTTGATGAGATACCGTACGACGCGTGGCGGAATGCCTACATGCTTGGCGCGATGCGTCGTGTGCAGACGCGACCGTATGTGATTGCAGTGGGGCCGGATCAATCTCTGTGTCTCGGGCCTCCTCCAAATGCGCTCTACACCATCACAGGTGACTACTGGGTAGCGCCGACTGAGATGTCGGCTGACACCGACGTTCCTGCTGGTTTGCCGACGCGCTTTCAGATGCTGATCGTCTACCGCACGATGATGAAATACGCGGGGTATGAGAGCGCTCCAGAAGTTTATGAGCGTGGCTCGCAAGAGAACGCTGGAATGTATGCCCAGTTGTTGGCGGTGCGGGCGCCACGGATGTCGTGGTCTGGGGCACTGGCGTGAATGCCGTTCCAAAACAATCCTGGGTCAAGGTTCAATACACCCAGACGCAACTCGGGGGTGGGACGACGGCGCAAGGTGTCTCCTATCCTGGCGGCCTCGACCTCGTAACACCAACGCTGCGCCTACAGCCTGGCGCGTTGCATGATGGGGTTAACTTCGAGGTAGCGCAGTTCGGTGGCTACTCCAGGATTGCTGGTTACGAGCGTTTCGATGGACGACCGTCCCCGAGTGCTGCGACTTACACCATCGTTCAGGTAGCCTCGTTTATCCTGACCCCTATGATCGGACAGACTGTCACGCAGACGGGTAGTGGCGCTACAGGGATAATTGCAGCCGTTGTGACCGCGCCGACGCCCTATATCGTGTTGACCCAAGTTACCGGTATCTTCGATGGGACGAACTCCCTATCGGTAGCCACGCCGATTCCCATGTGGGATTCCTTCGTGTGGGACGCGTTTACCTGGGATACGGCAGGGTCGATTGTTATCGGTAATGCCACCACGCTGACGGTTGGGATTAACGCAAAAACCAAGGCGATATACACCGCTGCTGCGGCTGACGTTTACCGGGCAATGATCCAGAAGGTTCCTGGCAGTGGGCCGGTTCGCGGTGTGGTTGCCATGGCCTTTGCCGGCGTCGATCATGTCTATGCGTTCCGTGATAACGTAGGCGCTACAGCGGAGTTGCTCTACAGGGCCACGTCTACTGGCTGGGTGCTGGTGCCTTACTACGACATTGTGTCTTTCACGGCAGGCGGGACTTCTGAGCCGTTTGACGGCGAGACCCTGACGCAAGGTGGCGTCACGGCCACGATCAAGCGGGTAGTGTGGCAATCTGGCTCTTGGACTGGAAGCGCTGTCGGTCAGTTCGTCGTCACGACGCCTGCTGGAGGCAATTTCGCGGCCGGCGCTGCGCACACCACATCAGGAGCAACGGTCACGCTCTCAGGAGCGCAGACGGCTATCACCATGGCGGCCGGGGGGCGGTTTGAGTTCGACAAGGGTAACTTCTCCGGGCAATTGATCACGCGGCGCATTTACGGCTGCGATGGGGTCAATAAGTGCTTTGAGTTTGATGGTGATGCATTAGTGCCGATCAGTACCGGGCTTACGCTAGATCGGCCTTCGCATATCCGTATCCACAAGAACATTCTGTTTGTCTCGCAGGACGCCTCGCTGATCTATTCCGCAGCCGGCAATCCGTTCAAGTGGTCCGCTGTGGATGGCGGTGGCGAGATTGCAACGGGTGACACGATCACTGGCATGCTTACTCTGCCAGGCAGCCAGACCACGGCAACTTTGGGCGTCTATCTAAGGACCAACACCTCTTTCCTGTATGGCACCGATCCCACGACGTTCAACTATGTGACGTTCAACAGCGGCATCGGCGCTGTGCCGTATAGCATGCAAAACCTGTTCGATACGTTCGTCCTCGATGATCTTGGTGTTATCACGTTGAAGACCACGCTGAACTGGGGAAACTTTCTGCCGACCACGTTGACCAAGAACATCCTTCCATTCATAGCGCGCGAGCGTGGAAACCTGGTGGCGTCTTCGATTAACCGGGAAAAGAGCCAGTATCGACTGTTCTTTGGCGATGGTTATGGGTTGTATGCCACGATTCTTAATCAGCAATATCTTGGATGTGGTCTGGTGCTATTCCCCGACGTTCTCTCATGCGTCGATACCACTAATCTGATCACCGACGACGAGGCGACATATGCTGGCTCGGAAGCCGGATATGTCTTTCAGCTTGACGTGGGAACGAGTTTCGATGGCGCTATAATCTCTGCTTACATCGTGACGGCTTGGGATCAGGTAAAGTCGCCGCGCATCCTGAAGCGATTTCGCGCTGCCTCTATCGAGGTGCAGGGCGATAGCTACGCGGAAATTCAGTACGGCTGGCAGCTTGGCTACAGCAATGCGCAGATTCCGCAGCTTCCGCCGACCTTGCAGGTGCTCAACCTTGGTGGTGTGCCGCATTGGGATCAATTCGTGTGGGATAACTTCGTGTGGGACGGCACGGGTTTGATACCGACTGATGTTGATGAGACCGGGACTGCGGAGAATATTCGCGTCACGATCGCATCTGGAACCAACTACATCGCAGCCTACACGGTTAATTCCGTCATACACCAGTATTCTATGCGTCGAGGAATGCGCGTATGACCGGAAAGGAGGTGTGTCATTACCAATCCGTTCTATAATCCGACAGGTAACCCAACGACTGGCGCGGATGGACTATCGTCCGTAGTTCGCGGCGAGTTCGCTGCTATCGGCTCTGGCTTTGATCAGATGCCGCGCATTACCACGACAGGCGTTTTCAACACCATCTTTGCGCAGTTGGGGAATTTCACCTTTACGCTGCCGAGCGCTCCTGGAACGCTGGCGATGACTTCAGATATTGCAGTCGAGACGACGCGCGCAATGACGGCAGAGGCGGCCAACGCGACAGCGATTACAACTGAGGCGACGACCCGCGCATCTGCGATCACGACTGAGGCAACGACTAGGGCGGCGGCGATCACGGCCGAGACAACGCGGGCAATAGCGGCCGAGGCGCTGGCGTATAACAACATAGGCCGCAACCTTTTGCACAACCCTGAGTTTCTTGTTGCGCAACGTGGTTTTGGGCCGTTCACGACAACAGGGTACACCTCTGATCGGTGGTCGATGGGGCGCGGCACTGGTGGTGGCACTGGATCTGTCAGTGTTGCATCACTCAGTGATGCTGACCGTACCGCGATTGGCGACGAAGCCGCTCAACGCGCACTTGTTTATACCGTTACGGGCGGTTCAGGTGCGGGTGATTTTGATGAAATCAACCAGCGAATGGAAGGCGTGAAACGGACGAGTGGTAAGACTGTGACTGTTAGTTTTTGGGCAAAAGCTACTTCAGGTGCGCCAACGATAGGACTTAATTGGCAGCAATCTTTTGGAACTGGTGGGAGCCCATCTACGGTTGTAGTGGGCACCGCTCAGACTGTCACATTGTCTACTACATGGACCCGCTATAGCAAGACATTTGCGATAACGAGTGTGTCTGGTAAGACATTCGGGACTACACCTCAGACAGATTTTTTGGAGTTTAATTTTTGGCTTTCGTCTGGGGCTAGTTTTAATACCGAAGCTGGTGGTATTGGCGTTCAAACTGGTATCTTCTCATTTTGGGCAATGCAGCTAGAGATAGCTCCATCAGCCTCATCCTTTGAAAAGCTGGATTATGCTCTTCAGACAATCGAGTGTTTGCGGTTTTTTCAGGTTATTCAGATTATTTTTAATGGAAATGTGCCGGCGGGAACTAGTGTTGCAGTAAGTAACTCCTTATTGACAGCGATGCGTGTAACTCCGACTTTAGTTCTAATAAATGTTACTAACACAAACTTGAGCGGGGTTTCGGGGGGAAGTACTATAAGTAGTGTTTATATTACGGCAACTGCTGTTGCTACGACCGGGTTCTCCATAAATACCACGATAACTGCATCTTCGGACCTATAGCAACATGGCAAAAGCATACCAACTGACATCCGAAACCACGATCGTCCGCGAAATAGACTTGGCATTCATCCCCGCCGATCCGCGCAACGTCGATTATATGGCATATCTCAGTTGGGTGGCACAGGGCAATACGGCAGATCCGGCTCCGTTGCCCACCGCCGATCAGGAACTCGACACAAAGCTTGCGAACGGTCTCGCGCTCACGTCCACGGGCACTCCCGCGCTCAACGGAACCTATGCCCTGGACGAGACAAGCGCTGGGCAGATTTATCAGATCGGCCTTTATGCCTCGCAAATCGGAACCTTCCCCAGCGGCGGTACGACTCAGGCTTACCCAGATATCACCGGCACCCCGCACACCTTCACTATTGCCGAGTTCGTTGCGTTCCTTCAGGCGGTGGCGGCTCTCATATCGGCTATGAACAATCAGGCGGCAATCATGGCACATGGTGGCACTCCGGTCTGGCCGGCGCAGACGGCGACGATCGCCTAAATGTCAGGCTCGATCGCCCCTGGCGTTAACGCGCCGACAACTCCACCGATCCCGCCTATGCCGGGGGCGGGGTCTCCGGCTGTTCCTGGGACGCCACCGCCTCCCACGCCTGGGCTGATCAATACCGCTCCAACTCCTCCCGCCACGACCGCTCCAGGGGCTGCGGCGCCTACTACTCCGCCCCTCACAACGCCACCGACACCTACGGCTCAGACCAACCCGCCAACGGCTATCGCGAACCCGTTCACTGTCCAGCCGAATCAGACGGTCTCTGGCCAGATCAGCAATATCATCGCCAAAGGCTCGCCGCTCATGGAGCAGGCCGAGGCGAACGCGCGCAACTTGATGAACCAGCGCGGGCTGATCAATTCGAGTCAGGGCATCACAGCGGATCAATCGGCGCTCTATAGCGCAGCGGAACCAATCGCGGCAGCGGACGCACAGACATACGCAACGGCTGCCACAAACACCACAGCGGCGCAGAACACCGCCTCAATCACCAATGCACAGATCGCGTCGGCGTCCGACCTCGCCACGGTCAACAATGCTTCGTCACAGGCGATTGCCCAACTTCAGGCAAACACCAGCCTGTCGGTGCAGGACAAGGCGTCGGCCACCTCGCAGATTATCGCCAACATTCAGGCCAACACCAGCTTGTCTAATCAGGACAAGCAGGACGCGACCACGCTGGCGATCCAGGCGCAGCAGACGGGCCTCCAGACCTACCTGGGCCAGTTGTCGGCTAATACCCAGCTAACCGTGCAGGACCGCGCCGCACAGGCGACGGCGGCCCTTGCGGCGGTCAACAACACCAGCAACGAGGCTATTGCGCGCATTCAGTCGGATACGTCGCTGTCGGTCGCGCAGCAGCAGACTCAATCGGCGCAGATTGTAGCGTCGCTGAACAACGCTAATGCGATAGCGGTTCAGAACCTGCAAAACGCGGGCAGCCTCCAGAACATCCAAGCGAACGGCGCGATCAACACCCAGATCCAGCAACTGACCAACGACAACAAGACGCTGCTCCAGACGAGCCAGGGCGCGGCGACGCTCTACAATCAGGCGCTGACCAACCTGTCTTCGATCATGACTAATCCAAACCTGTCCACGGCGCAGCAGACGACGGCGCTGAACAACGGGGTCAAGCAGCTTCAGGATGGGCTATCGGCTCTGAATAGCATTGCGGGCAATCAGCAGGCGAAGAGCCTGTTGACGTTCTCCGATCCTGGCGGTGGACCGCCCCCGGCTCCCGTGGCTAACCCTGGTAATCCAGGTGCCGTCAATCCGAACCAAGCCCCTGGCACCAATACTGATTTAGGGAATGCTATTACCGGTCTGTTCGGTGGCATCAATCGCGAGGGCACGGGCTGATGGCTTTCATCGTCCTGGCTCTGCCTCGCAGTAGAACCTACTGGCTTTCCCGCTTTCTCTCCTATGGCTCGTGGCATTGCGGCCATGACGAGCTTCAGCATTGCCGGTCGTTAGAGGACGTGCGGTCGTGGTTCACGCAGCCAGACATTGGCACCGTTGAAACTGCTGCTGCGCCGTTCTGGCGCCTCCTGCCTCCTGACGCCAAGATCGTGACGGTGCGCCGCCAGGTCGAGGATGTGCTGGATAGCGTAATGCGCGTTCTGCCGGCGACTGATATGGCGGCGATGGACAAGGTGTTGCGCGCAACCGATCGGAAGCTAGATCAGGTCGAGAGGCGCATTCTCGGCGTGATGCGGGTGGAGTTCTCCGACCTGGTCGATGAAGCCACATGCGCTGGTTTGTTCGAGCATTGCCTGCCGTATCCACACGACCACGACTGGTGGGCCTCGTGGAACGGCCAGCGCATCTCGGGCAATCTCGCCGCCCAGGTCCGTTATTGCCGCGCCTACCTACCGCAGATCCGGAAGCTGGAGCGGGCGGCGAAGCAGGCGACACTGGCGCAACTGACGCGCCAATATGGCACGCGACCGTCGATGGACGGGTTCGTGTTTCAGGAAGAGCCGTTTGAGCGGTGGCTTAGAGATGCGCAGCATCTGTTTCGGCATCATCTCGCCCAGACTGACCAAGACGCAGACGGTGCGATGTTGAAGAACATTCCGCTCGGGCGCCAGTTGGATGCAGCCGGCGTGATGCAGATCACGACGGCCAGAGTGAACGGACGCATGTTCGGTTACGTAATTTCCCTCATCAGCCCCGACGCCGATCACCGCGATCGTCTGATGGCGCAGAACCTGTTGCCTTACGCATCTCCGGACTGCCCTGGATTGGGGCGGCGGTTGCAGAGCAAGGCGATTGAGTTATTGCGCGCGAAGGGTATTCCGCGCGTGGTTGCTCGCACCGGCATTCGTGGGGACGGCCCCCGGCTTGGCTCGCTGTATGAGCGGCTAGGCTTTCACCCCGAAGGGATGCTCTACGGCATGGATTTGGAGGACCGCCCGTGGGCCTAGTCGTAGCCGTAGGCGCCGCTGCCGCCATCAGCGTCACCACCGTCCTGGAATCGGTCGCGGTTGTGGGAGCGGTCGTGGGTGCCGTGGGCGCCGTGACGAAGAACAAGACGCTGAGCATGATCGGGCTGGGGCTCGGCCTCGTGGGGGGCGTCGGTGCCCTGGCGACCAGCGCGCTCGGGGTTGGCTCTGCGGCGATCACAGGCGGCGCTACGGCTGGGGAGGCGGGGGCAGGGGCTGTTGGCGCGGCCGGGGCCACGGACGTGGCTGGCGGGGCTGTCACCACCATGGACGCCGCCGAAGCCGCAGCGAACCCGGCTGCCAGCATAGCAGCGTCTGCGGCGAGTGGTGCGGCGCCGGATATTGTGGGGGATCTGGCCAGTCAGGTGCCTGGCGATGTTCCAGCGACCATGGATGCTGCCGAAGCTGCGGCGAACCCGGCTGGTGGCTTGCTCAACAGCGGGCTGGGTTCTGCGCCTACTGGCGGTGATATTAACCTGCTATCCACCACATCGGAGTCCGCTAATCCGGCTGACGTAGTGGCGCCTGGCACGACTGGCACAGATACAACGACAGCGGCGGCGAGTGGCACGCCAACCACGGCGACTAATCCAGCGACGGCTGCGAACCCTGTGCCGCAACCGACTGGGCCTGCCACGACCGCAGCGTCATCAACGGACGCAACTGACGTTCCGTTCGATACGTCGGTATCCAAGGCTGCGGATGGTTCCTCTGGCGCGCTCAGTGGCGTCATGAACTTCGTTGAAAAGCACCCCACACTGGCCTTCGGTGCGCTGCAAGCTGGTGGCTCGTTACTGAGTGGCGCGACTTCCACGCTAACGCCGGCACAGGTTAGCGCACTCCAGGCGCAGGCAGCGGCGAACAATGCTGCGGCGTCGCTGACCAAGCAGCAGGTTGCAAATATCACGGCGCCCAAGGCGGTTGCTAGTTCTGCGCCTGTGACTGGAACGCCCGCGCTTGTGCCTGGGCAGCAAGGATTGATTAACAGCGCATCACAGCCGGTGACAGGAAGGGCAGCATGAGTGGCCTAATCAATGCCCAGCCTAGTGACGCGCAACCAGATGCCGGTGACGCGCAACCGGATCAGTCATCAAGCACACTTCGCAATCCACTGCTGGCAGCCACCGAGCAGAAGATCGAGGGGAACATTGTCGATCCGAACGTCAAAGCCGACTACATGAAGGTGCTTGTCGCTGGCCTCCACGTCGCGCTTGCGAACGGCCCGAATAGCTTCGTGGCAAAGCTTCACAACAGCCAAGATCCGATAGGAGACTGTGCGCGTGGGGCTGTGGCGATAGTGCTTATCATGCGCCGCGAGAGCCAAGGCGTCATGCCGATGAAGGCGGCAATCCCCGCTGGCATGGTGCTGATGCTACACGGGTTGGATTTCATCGACCGCGCTGGCATCGCTAAGATCGCTGAGCCAGAACTGGACAACGCGACCAAGATATTCACCAACGAGATGTTCCATAAGCTCGGTATCACGCCTGGCATGATCCAGCATGCTACTGGGCGCGTGCATCAAATTCTTCAAGACCCTGAAAAAATGGCCGCGATCAATCTCAAAGCCGGCATCACCCGCCATCCGTTGGCTGCGACGCCCACGCCATTGCCGGATGTTGCCGCCACGCCTCCGCCCCCTGAGCCTGCTCCATGAGTCTGCTTAATGGGTTGGGGGCTGGCCTTTCCTCCTTCGGTGCTCTTGGGCTGAAGGATGAGGCTGACGAACAGGCACAGGCACGTCCGCTGCTGAACTCAACGCCAGCCGTTGCCCCGCCCCCGGCCGAGGGGATAGCGGGCGCTCCTGGCGCCACGGAAGCAACCGATGTTCCTGCGCCATCATCTGTCAAGGGCGTCCCGCAAGACCTGTTGCCAATCTATCAGGCGGCCTCGAAACGCACGGGGATACCGGTTGACGTGCTGATTGCGCAAGGCAAGCAGGAGAGCAACTTCGATCCGAATGCAGTTGGAAGCGCTGGGGAGATTGGCATTCATCAGATCAAGCCTAGCACTGCTGCACAGCCTGGGTTCGGCCTGAAGGGGATTGATCCAGCGACGCTAAAAGATCCGGCTGTCAACATCAATTTTGCTGCTGATTATCTCAAGGCTCGTGCCGGCAATCCGAACTTCAACGACCCGGCCGCAGTCAATGCAGCGCTCGCAAGCTACAATGGTGGGGGTGACCCCAACTACGTTGCCAACGTTCGACGCCATATGGGAGCAAGCTGATGCCTATTAGTTTGCTCAACGGTTTGTCACAGATGGGGAGCGGCATTGCCGCGTTCGCCGGCACTGCTGGATTGGAGTTGCAGAAAGCGCAGCTTGCCAATCAGGCACAGGTGCTTGCTGATACGTTGGCTACAACTAGAGAGACGAAGCTACAGGGGCAGCAGCAGCAATTTCAGACTGGGTTGCAGGCGCAGTCTCAGGCGTTCCAGGGCACGCAGACCGATAAGACCATCGCGGCTGAAGCGGCACGAACGGCTGCTACCGAAGGCGGCGCGAATACACGTAACGCTGCTACTATAGCAGCGGAGAATGAACGCAGCGCCGCAGCCAGACAAGCTGCAACAGATCTTGAGAAGTTGAGGGAGAACGCCCCAACCGAGACTGAAAGGCTATTCAAATTTCTCGGAATTAACCCTGACGGTAGCCCCGCGACTACGAGCGCCACGCCATCAGCGCCATCGACTGGGGCAAGCACAACAAGCACAGACGCAACGGCAGCACCAACGACGAGTGATGCGGCTGGAGCGCCAGGAGCTACTCCGTCAGCAGCGCCAGGAGCCACTCCGTCAGCAGCGCCAGGAGCTACTCCGTCAGCAGTCACGCCTGTGCCTAACGCAATGGGTAATCCTCTTGCAAGGCACGCCCTTGGGCTTCCGCAGCTTGGTTCACCAGAGGACACTCGCTACGCCATTGCTCAGGGCGTTAAGAACGACCCCATCTTCAAATACAAAACGGCAGCCGAACAAGCGGCACAGGTGGAGACTCTGTTTGCAGTAGCCACCGGGAAGATGATAGACCCGGTGGCCCGCACAGCGATGGCGCAGGGCATTGCAAGTTATCAATTCGCGCCACTTGAAGGTCGTCCATTGGCGATGCCTGGCGGCGCTGAGACTATGAAAGAGGTTCTGGCTATTAATCCGCAATATCAGGCTTCTAAGTATCCAGAAATCAGCAAAGCTATGACTGCCTTTGCAACCGGGCCGCAGGGTAATGCTGTTCGTTTCAACAATGTCGGCGTGCAGCACTTGGATGTACTAGATCAGGCCGCGCAGAACTTAGGCAACACTGACGTTAACGTGGCCAACCAATTGAAAAACGCATTTCAACAGCAATTTGGAAGCCCCGCTCCAACGACATTTAATGCGTTGAAACAGATTGTTGGGACCGAGATAGAAAAGGCGATTGCTGGTGGCATAGGAGCGGCGGCAGATCGTGACCGTATAATGAAGTCGCTGAGTGATGCGAACTCTCCTGAGCAGTTGATTAATGTCACAAATGGGTTTCGCGCATTGATGGTCGGGCAGCTGGCTGGTCTCAAGCAGCAATATGAAGAGGCTACAGGTTTTAAGAGCGGCCCCTTTGCATTCGAGAACAAGCTGGCCCCTGAGACTATCGCTAAGCTCCAGGGTGGGGGTGCTGCGCACATCGCTCCAACGACTAATACAACTTCTCCAGCGGGAGCGTTGGCTAATGCCCCGATGGGTGGCTTGTATGGCGCGACGACGGGGACGACTGGGACAGCGCCAGCCAATCCGGCCCTGCTAAAGTTATGGGGGCAGTAGATGCCGCCATTGGATGATACCACTGGTGTACAGCAGCAGGCCCCTGCCTTTGCTTCTGCGCCTCCAGATAGGACGCCGCCTCCCCTAGCCGCGCCAGACACAGGCTCGCCATCAACGCCTGACGTGCGCAGCCTGATCGACCAATCGCGCCAGATGGGGGCGAGCGACGATCAGATCCGCGATCTGATGGTGAAGGCACCGTTCCTTCAGGATACGTGGCAGGCTTCAGAGAAAGCTGGGATTCCACCAGCGGATGTGTTTGCGCACTTCGGACTGGCCGCTCCGACCCCGCCACCGCAACGTGCTGCACCTGATACCACCGTAGGCGAGAAAATAGGGGACGCCATCGGAGACGCGGCGACGCGTGTCGGAAGTGCTATCGGGGCTGGCTATAAGTCTGGCGTGCTGACGCCAGAGGCCCAGGCGGCTGTTGAGGGCGTGCCGGTGGTGGGCCCAGCGCTGGGGCTGCTCTCGCGCGATGTGGGGGCGGCTTACGGGGGTATGGGCGGCCTGTTTGGCGAGGCTCAGCGTGGCGTGGCTGCTGCGACCGATGCTATCGTGCCACCGAACCGTGGCGGCTCGCTCGGGAGAGAACTGGCGGCTTCGATGGAAGTCGCGCCAGCCTTGGGCCACGTCCCGGTGGGGGCGGCGGCTGAAGCTGTTCGCGGGGCGGCAACGGATGCGCTGGCGCGGATCGGTAAGGCTGGTGACGTAGATACGGCTATCCAGGCGGCTGGAGATGCGGTTAACGGTCCGGTGGCACCGAGTGGTGTTCCGGTAGAAGAACCTGACTTCAGCATTACCAATCCGATTGGCCCAGTTCGCCCAACTCCTGATGAGGCAATTCCCCCTCCTGCCGCAAACGACGAGGCAGGCCTTCAATCAGTCGGCGCCGCCTCGTCACGCGAGATGGCGGCACCGGGGGCAATACCGGAGGTAACGCCAGCGCAGACGGCAACAGCGCTGCAAAAGATGGTCACTCAGTCGGCCGAGGATCGACTGACACCGCAGGGACGTGATGATGCCGTTTATGTGGACGGTGTTGAACGTCCCGAAGCAATGCGCGATTTCGCCCTGGCCGCCCCCGGCGAGCCTTCCACCGCGCTAGAGCACAAGACGCTATACAACACCGACTCAAACTATCATGACCAGTTCGACGCGCAGGTAAAGAAGAACAACAACGTCATGGTGGATAAGCTGAACGATCAGTTCGGTGATGCCAACACGCGCGATGCTGCCATGAACGAAGCTAAGGAACTCATGCCTGGCCCGGTCGGATTGTTTGATGATCAACAGCCCGTATCTGCCTCTCCTATCGCGGCTGAAATTCAGGATATACTTGCTAGTCCAGCCGGTAAGCGCGGAGCGGTAAGAACCGTGCTGAACGGCATTCTATCAAACCTATACGATGCAGACGGAAGCCTAGAAGAACTCCCCTCGATGCTGAAGGGCGTCCGCGACGACATCACGGACAAGCTTTATGACAAAACCCCTACCGTAGAAGGTAACGCTGCTCGCACTGCAAGAAACCAACTTAATGCCGTGCTGGACGTTGTTGACGAAACCATCGCGAGCGGCCTCCCTGGAACGAAATATCAGGATTACCTGTCCAACCTAAGCGCGGCTCTGGGGCGGGTAGACAAGCTAGATTACATGCAAAAGTTCCTCACCGGGTCGCGAAAGCTAACCGACATTGCCGGCAATCTGCAACTCAACAAGGTGCAGAAGATGCTGGAAGACATTCAGGCACATCACGCTGACCTGACCGGCGGCGCAAAGGAAATGACGCCGGAAGACATAAACCAGATCGAAGCTGTTCGGAACGAGTTGGCGGCGAAAGATCTGCTCGATCGTCGGGCGGGGGTGCGAGGATCTCCGACAACCCAGCTTACCAACGCAGCAGGCGTTATGGGCAGCGGGCCGCTTGGGACTGCCGTTCGTGGTGCTGGAGAGATGGCACTTCACGCTGCTGGGCCCTTCACGCACGGCGCCACTAATTTGGCGGCGGGAGCTTACCGCCTTGTCGTCAAGCCCATGATGGCCGCTTCGGAGGCGCGGGAGGCCGCAGCCAAGCTGGAGGCGACGAAGGCTCGGTTGCTGGATACTACTCCGCGCAATCCTGACATTGAGCCGCCCCCAGAGGAGCCTGGCGCCGCTCCGCCTCCTACGCCCACGTCTGGCGGTGGTGGTGTAGGGTCGCCACTCCCGACCGCCCAGATGGGGCTGGAGCCAGCGCCAAAGGCTGCCCCAGCCCTGTCTCAGGTCCAGCGCGAGCAGGCGGCACTGGCAGCCATGAAGTCACAGGCCGAGCAGAGACGCGCTATCCCAGGTGCGATTTTTGCCTCGCCCAACATAGCAGAGCATCTCAACTTCCCCGAAGCCGTGGCTGGTTTGCAAACGAGGCGGCAGGCCACTTTCGGCGCCATGTCCGACGACATCGATACTGGCATGGGCCTGAAGACACGCTCACGCCCAGCGATCGGCGCATGGGCGGATGGGGCTGAAAACTCGGTGATGACTGAGGTCAGCGGAGGAAGTTGGGACGAGTTACGCGCGTCAGCGGCGATGAAGGGCGCTATTGGAGACCAGAAGGCAACTCTGGTGTTCCAGGAGGCCCCTGACGGCACGGCGGTGCTTTCGTCATTCCCTGCCAAAGGAGATCTGGCTACCATCCATCAAAATCTGCTAGATGATGGCGTCGCGTTCCACACCATTGTTCCGACTCAAGGCGGAGCCATGGTATACGTGGCCGATATGGATGGGAGTGCGGTCGATGCCGTCAAACGTGCTGCCGACAGATACGGGGAACAACCCGCCGTCCAGGGAGGACGCGCTGAGTTCATCGGCACCGAGAAGCAGGACGGAACAGACGCAGAACAGCGGGCTGATGCCAGGGCAGTCTATTCTAGAGTTATACAAGAGTCGGGGGTTCCGGGAATTGCCTCCCTCGGGGAAAGGCTACGTGATACCTACGGGCAAGCGGCCCCAGTAGATCCTGGCGCGCCAGTAGAACCTGGCGCCGCCGGCTACGGTTCCCAGAACCGCTTCTTCACAAAAGAAGACGCAGACGACGCCCGAGCAACATTAAAGGCGAAAGCTGGCCAGCTAAACAGCGGCCTCGATCCGGAAGCGCTTGCTGCCATGGTGCGGCTGGCTGGGTTCCATATTGAGTCTGGCGCCAGGTCATTCGGCCAATTCTCGACAAGAATGATCCACGACATGGGCGAAGCAGTGCGCCCGCATCTGGAGGAGGCCTACGCCGCAGCAAAAACGATGCTGGGCGATCAACCCGGCCCCCGGCGGGCGCGGCTTACGATCTCGCAGGAGCCACTGGGCGCCGATCGGCTGGAACGTAATCTGTCTGTCAACGACATTCTCGACCCGGCCTTCCCTTCGTTAGCGGCGCGGTCGCGTGGCGTCGAGGACATAGCGCAGCAGCTTATGACGCGCGGCGGCAACGCGCTGAAGGCTCTCGGCGTCAAGGAAGGCAAAATCACCGAGCCGGCGCCACTGACGGATGAATTGCTGTCTAGGACGATCGGAAGCGAGATCAAGGCGGCACTTGATCGCGGCGGGAAAACAGCCAGCGACTGGTATACGCACAAGATCATTGAGGCGAAGGCGGCGGCATCCACGATGCATCCGGAGATTGCCACCGATCCGAATGCCAACATGGCCTACACTGCATCGCTTGCTATTACGAGCCAGGGCGAGACGGTTCCGTCAAACGTGCGCCTGGGGGATCAGGCCTATCTCTATTTCAAGGAGAACGGGCGATTCCCGACGAATGTGGTGGCCAAGAACGGCCCTGCGATGAACGCGAATTTTACTAAGCTCAACAGGCTGATTGACACCCAGGGGGTCGATGGCGCGCGGGAGTTCCTCTCCAATGACTTCACGGTCAAAGACCTGAAAACTATGGGCTACGACATCGGCGGGGAGAACGTCGGAACCCAGGTCAAAGGATCAGCTATTCTTGGCCCGAAGATCGGGGGAGGGTTCTACCAGAACCTCAATGGCAATTTTAACCCCGTTACCATGGACTTGTGGTTCATGCGGGCCTGGGGGCGCCTCACGGGCACTCTGGTCGGCATGGCCCCAGAGGCACTGGCCAAGCAGCGCACCAGGCTTGAGGCGGCGCTGGAGGCGGTAGGGCAGAAGGTTCCCAAGACTGACCAGGCGCTCATGAAGGCTGCGGAAGACGTTATCAAAACGCATGAACGCGACTACGTCACAAATCGCGCCGCCTATGACTCTGGCGAGAAGGCCAAGTCGGAATTGACCTATGCGGCCGAGCGGTTCCAGAAAGGCCAGAACGGCATTAACGAGCAACCTGGTTCGGGGTCTGCCCGAACCTGGATGCGCTCGGTGGTCATGCGCGCCCGGGATCTCCTGGCGGGTGAGGGCATAAATGTCACTCCCGCCGACTTGCAAGCGATTTGGTGGTATCCAGAAAAAGATCTTTATGGTAAATTGGGTGGTCGGGATAGCGAAGGCATCAACGTGGATTATGCTAGCGCTATCAGCGACTTAGCAAGAAAGAAGGGAGTTTCAGATGACACTCTCGCCAGGGCAATGGGCACCGTGGATCAGCGACCCTGATCCGCCCGGGAAGCTAATGACGGACGAAGAGGCTAAGGCTGCGGCGCAGAAGGTGGCGGAGTTCATGCGCCTCCATCCTACCAAGGCCTCCACCCCACCCAAGACCAGCGGCGGCACCTCGTCGCAGTGATAACTGGCACGGCGCCCGCTCCTGGCGGTAGCCGTGCCAACCTCCCCGCTAGGCGTTGAGCCCCTCGCTCCGCCGGCATCTGACCTGACCACAGCAACCTAGTCGCCCCGTAAGGGGCAGCAGGCCGACGCCCCGAATCCCTCGGGCGCGAGCATTACTCCCGTCAATCTGGAGACTGAATGAGATGAAGCACGTCCTTTGGGCGATTGCGGCGGCATGCCTGCTGCTTGCCAGCCCCGCTGGAGCGCAGTCTCCAGGCACGGTCAATCTGGTCGGCCCTTCTCAGGGAGGTCAGCAGATCACGCCGCAGGCGGTCAACAACGCGGTGAACAACGCGTTGCGGGCGAAGCAGGACTACCCTGGGGGAAGCGGCTCCGGGACTGTCACTAGCATAATATTTTCTTCGCCTCTCACCGGCGGCACCATTACCAGTTCAGGTACCGTTGGGCTTGGTAATATCCCGATAACAAACCTAAACAGCGGCACTAGCGCGTCGTCTACAACGTTCTGGCGAGGCGACGGCACATGGGCAACGCCTGCTGGCAGCGGTTCGGGGAACGTCAATAATGTAGGCACCCCCACGAACGGTCAGCTAGGGGTATGGACCGGCGCCACGACCCTTCAGGGTATTACGACTGGAACGGGCATCGTCACAGCGTTGGGGATCAACATTGGCAGCGCAGGCGCACCGGTAGTGCTTGGCGGCGCGGGCGGCACACCTTCGGCAATCAATCTGGCAAACGGCACCGCTCTGCCCCTAAGCACAGGCGTCACCGGCAATCTGCCTGTGGCAAATCTTAACAGCGGCACAAGTGCCTCATCGACCACGTTCTGGCGTGGGGACGGGACGTGGGCAACGCCTGCGGGCGGCGGTTCAGTATCCGTCACAGCCGCCACGCCCGACATTGTTATCAATCCCTCCCCTGGCACGGGCACGTTTACCGTTGGCACTCAGGTTCCGACCAACGCGCAGTCTGGCGCCTCCTACGCCGTCCTAACGGGGGACAACACCAAGATTGTCCTAATGACGAACGCTTCGGCCACCACCATGACGATCCCGGTGGCGAACTCGGCTGGCTTCACGGCGGCGGCGGGTTGGGGCACCAGCATTTACGCAACGCTTGCCGCGACGACACTTACCCCGGCATCCGGCACAGTGTGCGGGCAGGCGTCGATCTCGGTACAGCCTGGGCAGCTTCTGTCCATCGCTCCAGGGGGCGGGACCGATTATACGTGTGCCATCTCGTTCCCAGCCTCGCCTCCATCCGGCACGATCGCGAGCGGCAAGAACCTTGGGTTGGACTCTAGCGGGCGCATTGTCGTCGCCTCTGTCAGCGGCGGCAGCACCACGACAGTCGCTAGTGGCACGTCCGCAATGGGAACGGGCGCTATTTCATCTGCCGCCTGCGCGACCGTGGTGACCACGACGGCGACTGGCGTGGCCACAACTGACGTTCTCACTTGGGGTTTCAACGGCGATCCAACCGGGGTAACCGGCTACACTCCAGTCACGACCGGCGCACTTACGATTTTCGCCTACCCGTCCTCGGGCAATGCGAATTTTAAGGTGTGCAATTTAACCTCAACCAGCATCACACCTGGAGCCCTTACTCTAAACTGGCGGGTGGTACGATGATGCGCTTGATCTTCGCCCTAGTACTATACGTCTTGTTGGCAGGATCGGCCGGCGCGCAAGGTGGAATGCAACCAGGCCCAGGCACACCCGCAGCCGCTGCGGGGCCAGCATGGACCATCAACGCAACGGCGTTTTGTAGATACATTGACCCAGGCACGGCTTGCACCATTCCGTCTACCAACACAACAACTGGCGGGACTAACCTGCTTGTTGCGGTGGTTGTTTCCCTTAATCTTAACGGCGCTCCTTTTTCCGATAGCGCAGGAAACACTTGGACGGCAGCACAATCCGCAAACTCTGGAACAAGTAGCTCTGCCCAAATCTGGTACGTCATATCTCCCGCCACATCTTCCACTTATACAGTGGAACTAGCTGGCTCTAATGCTTACGCATGGATGTACGTTTATGCTCTAACTGGCAGCGGCGGGACGCCATCGTATGACGCTTCACATGCTGGGGCATGCGGAACCAGCACCCTGACGCAGCAGCCGGGATCGATCACGCCGAGCGTCGGGCGTTCAATGGTCTTTTCTGCCACAAGTTACAATGACTCGACCGGAACCGGAACTTTGACGGTAAACTCCGGTATGACTCTCGATCATGATTTCCTCATGGTTGCCGCCCAGAGCTTCGGGGGCGCAGTCGCGCATTTGGAACAAAACCCCGCTGCAGCGATCAATCCAACCTGGACAGCATCATCGACGGGGGATGATATGTGCGCGATCGTGGCGGCCTTCCACCCATGAGATTTCTATCTGCCCTCGTCGTTGCGCTACTTGGCATCGCATCACCGGCACTGGCCCAATTGACACTTCTGACCATGGAACCAGGGGTAGTGGGGCAATCAACTGCCACGGCGTATAATGGCGACTACCCTATGACTGGCTACGGGACGTACACCGGCACAGCGCCGACGAGTGCTACGGGAACTTGGACTGGGTGTGGTGGCGGAGCCGCGACCATTATGGGGTTCGGGCTAAATCCGTATCCGATCGCCAATACGGGCGGCGCGTCAGGTGCGACTGGCACCTATACGGTTGCTGCCGTTGCGCCGACAACAGCAGGCGTCGGATGCACACTGACAATCACAACAAACCTAAGCACGACAGCGACCAGCCCTCCGACCACAATCTTTGCCTATCCAAGCGGAGGCACCATAACGTCGAACATCCACAATGCGCCTGGTTGGCTGCACTCGCACGCTTACGCGCCGCAAACTGCGACAATCACCTTCACGAATGGCTCAGCAAACATTGCCTGGACCAACGTGCTGGTAGCAGGGACGCCGGTCTATTTGGGAACAACGGGCAGCCTCCCGACAAACTTTTCGGTAGGTGCGAGATATTACGTTATAGCCACCGGATTGAGTGGATCAAATGTCCAGGTGAGCGCGACTGTTGGTGGCTCGGCAATCGTGGCTGGCTCGGCGGGGAGCGGGACGCAAACGGGCTACACCTCGTCAGGACCGACGCGGGTTAACAATGGTGCGGGATGGACAGAGAGCACAGGAACGTGGAACCCAGGATCGGCGCTTAATGCTTATCAGTTGACTTCAGGGGCTTGCACCAGTGCCGCTAGCGGCGGTCCTACTGGGACCGGTTCAGCCATCTCCGATGGCACCTGTACGTGGAATTATGTCTCCGCCACTGACTACGTGACCATCACCGGTTGGGTGCGGGACGCCGTGGCGTGGGCGAGCGGGACGACATATTCCTACGGGAACGAGATTTCAACAAACATCAGCGGGCACTTTCGATCGTACGCCTTGGAGTCTTTCGACGGCACCAGCGGTTATCCGCTGGCATTTTGTACGTCCACAGTTGCGCCCTCTGGTCTTGGTTCGGGCGGAAACTCGTATTCATCCGGCTATCTCACGACGGCTGATGGCTGCACCTGGGCCTACATGGGGGATATTACGTACTCGTCCAGTGCAACCGGGGCGAACAGTATGCCGTTCATTTCATATGCCACCAATGTTTGGACGGGAGACCCAATTCCCCAGAACGCGACGAATGTGTCGCATATGTCACGGCCTTACACCGCATTGCTCTGGAACGACCGGGAGTACGTGGCTGGTGCCAACGGCGAAAGTGCGCCTATTTTTACAAGTGACCATCAAGGGGGGGATCACTGCTGTAGCGGAGAAGCTACCAATCATTTATGCGTTGGCACCTCGTCGGTGATGGAAGGTTGCCCGCTGATTACAATCAAGCCGGCTGACGGCGAAGGTTTTGCCTCAGGATTCACATCGTCTATCCCATTGACCGGCTATGACCCGACAAAAGGTGTTGCTATCGCAGACTACGGTGCAACAGGTAATTCAGGGTATGGCAGGTGGCCGTGGGGGTTTGCCAGCGGAGACTGGAACGTCAATATCAACGGCCTGCAAGTTAAGAGCACGACAGCGGACGCGGTACTTATATTCAACTATGAATATATCACAAATAATATTCTCGATGGGGGCTATGATGGGGTCGGAGATAGTTGCGCAGTATGGGGAGATGTTCCAGTTATTGCCGCGAACAATCTCATTTTGAGCCATGCTTCTGGTTTGTGTTTCAAATACGGGTCATCTGTTGCCCTATTCAATACGATCGTAAACGTAGGAAGTCTCTCAAACGCAATCTGCATTACCTACCATTGGGCGTGGGTATGGACCAATTTGATCGCTGCCAACAACGCTTGCTATAATTGGCCCCACTTCGGATCATTCAATACCGGTGAAGCCCACGATAACCCAGGATATTTAGGAGCCTTTGACGGCAGTTCTAAGAACAACATCACGGATACTCCGAGCCCGGATGGCAACCAGCGCACGGTCACATTTACCAATGGCTCAGCCAATATCGCATGGCCGAGCAACACACTTACGGCTGGCAAGCAGGTTCTTCTTCAGACTACCGGTACGCTTCCGACAAATTTCTCACAGGGCACGTACTATACCGTCAGCGCCACCGGTTTGAGCAGTTCAAACGTGCAGCTAAATTCCGGCGGCTCCTCGATTGTAGCCGGATCGGCCGGCAGCGGGGTCCATACCGGCATGGTGGCGGATAATGTGCCAGTCGGAGGTAACGCAAATGGCGGCAGCATCATAATGGTTCCCAATTCAACCTACGGCGCATCTGGCGCGACAATGTTCGTGAGTCCAGGTTCCGATTGGAGACCTGGGCCGGCGCTGATCGGCGCTGGGGCATCGTACGGCTCTTTCTCGTGGGGGTGTGGCGGGGGGGGCTGCACGCCTGTAACCAAGAACTACGACACGCCAGACTTCCTTGGCTCAACGCGTCCGCAGAGCAGCAGTTGGGACGTTGGTCCGGAGCAGTCACTATCGGGTCCGTACACCTTTGTTGGTAACTCCGTTTCACCCTCGACCTTCGTTGAAGGTGCGTCGGCCAGCACGGTCATAGGCGCAGTAGTCGTCAGCACTACTGGCACTCCAGCGGGAACAACGACGCTGTCGTTGACAGGCGCGAATGCGCAGGGGTTTCGTCTGTCGAGCACATCTTTACCGGCGAATTTGATCTGTCCAGTAGCGGGTTGCCCTGCCACCGCTGGACCGTTCACTGATGTGAACCTAGTGGCCACGAACGCCTCTGCCACAGGAAGCCCCTTTAGCAGCGCGCTGTCACTCACTGGCGTGCCGGGAGGCACCACCGTGTTGAACTCGGTCAACCTATCTGGCAACACATTTACCTACAGTTGCTCCGCCAGCACGGTCATCGGTGCCGTCACGGTTACCACGACACCCTCATCGTCTTTCACAGGCACGCTGTCGCTTACAGGAGCAAATAGCGGAGGGTTCGCGCTATCCGGTTCGAATCTGATTGCCAACGCTTCAACGGGGTGCCCGTCTTCGGGCGGCCCGTATTCCGATTTGAACATCGTGGCGACACAGGCCGGTGCGACGGGAAGTCCCTTAACGCAACCAGAGACACTCACTGGTAGCGGCGGCCCACCGTCTTTCCTTCGGGTGGGCGGCAGCTTGTTAAGGATTCATTGATGGTATTCGCAATCCGTCATCGCGGACTGGAAAGCCCGGAGGTATTGTGGCGTCGGAACCTCCGCGAGGACTCCCTGAAGCTGGGTGAGGAACTCCATGGACCTGGGGCATGGCGCCCGGACAGAAAGGCATGTGAGCGCATAGCGTACAGCGGCATTATCTACCCACACGAAAGACGGCTTTTCGAGAAGATCACACTACGCGGTATGATGCGGGAGGAACTTACTAAAAGCTTCCGGAATGGCCTTCTGCTGGCGCAGACGGGACCAATTAGCGAAATCACCAACTTCACTACCAGTACGACCTATGCGACGATTAAAGACGCCGTTTACCTAGCCTCATCTGGTGATGAGATCATTTTGCCCGCCGGCAGCGGCGCTACCCATCTTGGGACATTTACGCGCTATAGTAACTTTGGGCAATTGAACTCTTGGCCAGGATATAGCGGCAATAGCTCCACGATCATGGTGATAGGCAATCCGTCAGAAACTTCAAACCCCTCATTGTACACTGCAACCTACTTGTCGATTGTGGGCATCCCATCCAGCAATAATTTGTCCAGCCTCTCCTGGTCTGGCGGCCAGCTTACGGCCGTTGTGACCGGCTCTCTGGTGACGACATATCGCAAAGGGATGTATGTGAGAATATCAGGAGCAACCAATACCGGCACAGGGGGTATTGTCCCAGGTAAACTAGGATCGATCAACAACGCTTTTACTGTGCTTTCTGTCAGCGGCAGCACGCTGGTACTCAATGCTCCAGCAAGTGCTGGAGTTTACGGCACGATCGGTGGTTCGCCAGTTTTGAACAATGACCGCGCGCAGATATCTTCTTCCGTAGGGTATCTGACTGCTACGCTTAACCCTGGTGATACGACTATTCACTTGGACGACGCTACCGACTTCAACACCGGCGGCGATAGTATATATGCGTGGGGTAATGGTGATGGTACGTGGCAGAGCGTGCAGATGGGCTTCACTGGCGTTTCTGGGAATACGCTGACTGGCGTTACCAATAGCGGCAGCCTGTCGTCTGCTGTCCCGATCGGTAATCCAATTATGGCCATTGTGCCAGGGGCAAAAGCGTACTTCACGCCGGCCGCTACGAATCCCACCGGCATTACGATGTCAAACCTTGAGTTGTGGGGTGCGGCGGCTTACCCAAGCGGGGCAGCGATTTTCCAGTACGTGAATCTTGCTATTGGGGGTGGGTTTGGTAGCGTTGCGCTTAATAATATGTTCTTCCATGACAATATGTTCGGCTTACGGCCGGGGGATTCGTCGGTAAATTCCGGTGTTTTTTTAGAAATCTTCAACACAGAGTTCTATCGCAATGGGCTCAATGGTGATGGTTTCAATCATAACGCTTATGTCGAAGCCGACATATTGACCTTGCAAAATTCTCTGTCTTGGCAAGATACCACATCTGCCACTGGGGTGGCTGGAGCGCACCTGTTCAAGTCTCGCAGCCGCGTAAACTATATGTTGTACAATAGGACTTTCAGCGACCATGGGAGTACCGTAAACCCTGCCAACACATGGTCAGCTAACTATGACTTTCCTAATGGCGGCGAGATTTTTTTGATTGGCTGCCAGATGGTGAACAGCCTACACGACGACATTGAGCTTATCCGATGGCAAGAGGAGATGAGCTACCCTGTCTGCGGACTGGGCGGCAACAGCAACAACGGCGCAGCCAATCCGATATCCGGCATATATGTAGTTAATTGTGATGGGTTGGCGCCGTCCAATGGGATCGGGATAAATGAGACTAACTGGGCGCCTATAGCTGTTGGTTTTCCTGGGCTAAAGAACCCGGAGATTCCGGCGCTGTCGACCACTTCTGGAGGCTCGCTCCCTACCAGGTCGTATTGGTTTGCTACCACGTTACTTGATGGTGACGGCAACGAAAGCTTACCTTCCTGTATGGAAGGGGCTAACCCCTTCACAGGAGTCAACCCTCTGGTCTCTATAGCGGCTAATAATTTAGCCGTCCTGGCCTCGCCTATCACCAGGACTGGCGGTGTAAATTACAATGCGTACGCTGCTCACGCTGATCCTGTCATATGGTGGAACAGTGGTAATGCGTCGCCCCCTGCTACCGGGCCTAACCAGTTCTACTATGACTCAGCGTTTACCCTGCCAATGTTCGTGATCAACTCTGGAGGAAGCCAACCAGCATCGTTCGTTTATGTTACCGTAACATACGTGTTTTCGGAAGGGCCTAGCGTCAATTTCGGATTTGGAGGTTGTCGCTTCGACCTTCTGCCCTCTAGTTCTCCGGTACAGACGGTGGCCGCTGTGATAAGCGTTCCTGTCAATAGTTTTCTTACAATCAAGTCGGCCCCTGCAATAACAGGAGCGACTGGATGGTATCCTAATGTCCAGGTCGTACCTTACAGTGGCGGCTTCATTGGGCCGATGGGGCTTTCACCGCAGGTAGATACCCCCATAGCTATCGGCACCGACTGGGTGCAATCCGCCGCATTCAGACAAGCAGAGAGGCTAAGCTACAATTTTTATAAGCAGAACGCCTCACCAATCGCACTCGGCACAAACTGGACAGAACCAACAACAGGACTTGTGAATCTAAATCCGAATCGGTTGAAATGGTATAGGCGAGGCAACTACGCTCCTTCTGGGTTCTCCCGGTGGTTTGCTATCGCCACTAGCAATTATACCAACTACGTTGTTACCGCTAGCAACAACCGGCAAGATAACATACAAGGCGTCCCGCTCACTGCGTGCGTACAAGTGTGGTCTGGCGCAACAAGCCCTTGGCCGTTTGATGCTGATTTCCCTACAGCACAACTGTCAACGCCAGCGACTTCGGCAACCGCCACGACAGCGGCGACAAACACTGTGATTTTCGGTTCCTTCCGGACAGGATCGGCTGGGGCAGGTGCGGGATGGACTCAGGCCGCCGCGCTTGGTGATCTGATGTCGGAATACAAAGTCACCACCTCGCCACAGACCTCTCTTTCAGTGACTCAATCTGGCAGCATTTCCACTAGTATTTTGGTCGATGCAATTGCGGGAGCTTCATTGACGATTCGTGGGACGCCGCAATCTTCAACTAACTCAAATACGAACTCGGTGTCTTTCACGATCCCCTCGATCGTCTCTGGCGATATTTTAGTGATGGATATCGCCATCGGAAATGGGCCTGATATGCTAGCGATCGATCCGTTAACATGGGGACCGCCAGCCCTGAATATCGCACTCAATAGTGGCTCACCAACCGGTCTGGTCGTCAACAATTTGTTTGCGTACTACAATCCGTCTATGAGCGGAGGGTATATTCAGACATATCCTGGGATCGTTCTTTTTGGAGGAGTGAGTTATCCAACAGTCAGCAGCTTTAATCTCCAGGTGAATGCCTACAACGGTTCGGGGTTCAACGCTCCGCTGGTGGGCGCCGTCTGGAACAACGTGTCGGCATTTGACTTTACCCTCGCAGGCGGGTCACCAGCGATTGGCGCCGGCACAAATCCAGGGAGCGGTGGTAGCCTTGGAAGCTTGGTTCCGACGTTCCAGACCTCTATGATAGGCACACCTACGCCTGGCTACCCGATCGCCGCACTGACGGCCCGCACCGACAACGGCGGGACACTGGGTGCTATCGGGTCTGGAGGACCACCTCCTCCGACGCTTGGCCCCCGGCTGCGCTTTAGGTTTGGCTGGGATTGGAAGCTTGGGTTCGCCATTGGCGCAGCAGCACTAATCGAAAACAACCCAAGCGTGTCAAGGCGGAATATGTTATTGTTACAGGACGGCCCCGCCTCGGGGGAGACGGAGCCGCCCGACGACGCCCACCCGTGGATGGAGACCACTGATGAGTGATGATGATGATAGACAAGAGAACCCCACGTATCAGTGATGCTCGTCACAGACAGGGGCTGGGGTGAGCGATAACCAGCTACCGCTGGTTGGAGGCATCTATGGAAAACGCCGCTCAAATGAATCCCGTGAATCCCCCGTTACTTTCCCGGGAACGGAATAACAGGGAATGGCTGATGATGCACCGACGCGTGCCGGGAACTACGTCAGGCGACTTGACCAGGTGGAGCGCACATTCGTCGCGGCTGGCATATACCCAGACGATGCCGAGTCTCGTAAGAAATTTGGCGACCAATATCGCAGGATGGAATACTTCCTCGATCGCAAGGAACGTCGTGGAAGATGGTTAGCCGGATTAGGCACCGCAATCGCTATTGCGGTTTTTACCGCCCTGGTTGTGTCAAGAGGTCCGTTCCTCATTCATCTGTTGGATCAGATGAGCAAGTAACATCATGTCTGTGACATCATCTGATCCTTTGGTTCGGACGCGCTGGTGGCGTAAGCTGGACTGGGGAACCCTACAAACGCTCGGGTTTTTAATCGGGTGGATCGTCGGCGTCCCAGCGGGAGCGTTAGCCGCAATTGCATGGGGGCTATGGAGCAGTCAGGCGACTTACGTCGCGCAGGAGATGAAGTACGACAAAGTAATGGCCTCCAATACAGCGCTAGGTGTGCGCATTGATGCTGTGGAAAAGGTCATCGAGGTATGGAGTAAAGAGCGCGCCGTCAATCTTTTGGCGGTGAACAGTAGGCTTACAAAACTTGAGACGGAAGTATCTCCTGTGATCGTGACATCTGACGTGATCGAGAAATACGGTTCACACCTCGGTGCCCTGGATGGCAGGGCAGATACGCTCGATCGTAACCTGCTTTATGAGCAACGGGAACGCGCTGACCAAATATCCAGACTTTGCGCTAAGCTTGTGGGTATCATGGGTGCGAGCGGGAAGAAGTCGCTGTCGTGCCCCTGATACTCCTACTGCTTCTGATCGGGTGCGCTTCGTCTCAGTCGCCCTGTCCGCTGCCGCAGCCTGGTCCGCCGTCGCTCCCCAAGCTTGTGAGTCCAGAGGCGCTCCGTATCCACGATGCCGCCGAACACGCAGCACGTCTTGGAACTGAAGAAGCGTTACGATTGTGTGCGGCACGAGAATAGGAGTGTGTCATGTGTTTCAGTTTAGCTTGGTTCGCGCAATTTCTTATCACCATCATCATAATCTGTGCCGTGGTGGCTCTGATTAGATTGTGGTTGCTGCCACTGCTGGGAGCGATAGACGGGCGGATTGCGCAGACAATCAACATAATTATCGCCGTCGTGGCTGCAATTATCGTGATCTGGCTTTGTGTTGATATGATCTCGTGTGCGCTAGGATCTGGAATGTGGTTGCGGCGATGAGCGGCACAACCACGCCGCCAGCGACGACAACGACACAGGCGACTACTGTTCTAGCGCCGAGCGAACCATCGTGGGCAAAGCCAAGCATAGGAGTTTACGGCCTATCGCTGTTCTTGGCGTGCTTAGTGGTTGCAGTGGTGACTAAGAACACTGAGGCACAGTTGCTTCTGATTGGCGCCGTCATACCAATGGCACAGACGGTTGTCGGTTACTATTACGGCTCGTCCAGTGGATCAGAGAAAAAGACTGATCTCCTCGCCGCTTCGTCTCCAGTGCCCGCTCCTGCAACACCATCGGTGGTTCACACCGACACTGTGACATCATCCACGGCTACGCCAGTGCCGACGCCAATGCCGACGCCAATGCCGACGCCAACACCGGCCCGCCCATGACCCCCGAAGCCCAAGCCCTAATGCTGCTGATCGAGGTCCAGAGAAGCATCCTGCGGGCCGAATACCAGCTTTTGCGCGGCACCACCGCCGAGCGCGCGATCCAGAGGCTGGACGAAGCAGCGGCGTTGCTTACACCCAAAGGAGAATCCCCATGATCACCCGTCGCACCCTGGCCGGCACCATGCTGGCAACCACAGCGCTAGCAGCCTGCACAGCAGGACAGACATCCGCGCAGATCACTCAGACCGTGCTGAGTGATGCAATCACGATCGCCAATTCCGTGCTCAATATGCTGCCGAACCTACCGAATCTGCCGCCGAATGTAGTGGCAACGGTAACAACGTACGGCCAGCAGGCGATTGCTGCGGCGCAGTCGCTTTCCGCCTCTATGACTCAAACGCAAGCGCAGCCGATTATCCAGCAGATCCAGGCTGACGTTTTGGCTGTGGCTTCTGCGGTGCAGCCTTATCTGGCTGGCAACACCGCTGCATCCAATCTCCTGACTGACATCCAACTGGCGCTACCGGTGCTTCTGGCGGCTGTGGGCCTTCTCACAGGCGCTGCGGCGTCACCCGGCAGCACGGCGGCTATGGCTCGGTTGCGGGCGCTGCCGAAGCGCTGACTGGCTTGGGCGTTGTCGGGGAATAGACAGGAGGACGTGTGGTGATGTTTGGTCGCAAGGCACATGATCCCGTCCGCCTCGCCGCCGCCCCAGCCCTTCAGCGCTATGGCCTAGCGCTGCCTCCTCCTGTGGTGGACCGCAGTGCTATCCCTTTCGTGCCAGAACTATATCAGAACGACACACTGCCGGATTGCACTGCTGTGACACTAGCCAATTGTGCGCAGGCTGCGAACTGGGTGCTGACCGGCTGCGGCGAGGTAATTGACCCCGCGACGGTGCCAGCCTTCTACGCTGCCAGCATTGGCAAGCCTGGCGCTACAACCGCCGATCTGATGGCGACTGACGGAGCCGCTATCCTAGACGTGCTATCCTACCAATCCCGCAATGGGTTCGACTGCGGCCAGCAGGCGCCGCTGGTGGCCAACTTCGGAGTGATCGATGTAGTTGACCGAATGGGCATCGCATCGGCTGTAGCGCATCTAGGGGCGTGCGAGATCGGCGTTAGGCTCTATCAGTGTGACATGGACGCGTTTGGTACGGGTCCGTGGGATGACGACGGCAGCGATCCTGGAGCGCTTATCGGTTTACACGCCACATTCATCTGGTCTTATGCGGGGCTTGGTAACGAGGCTCTTGTGCAGATCGGAACGTGGGGCAATTGGCAGCCAGCTACGTGGCGCTGGGTGGCGACACGCACCGACGAGGCCCACGGTCTGCTTTGGGGCGATCGTGCCCCTGGCATCGACTACGCGACGCTGCGAGCAGATGTGGCTGGCTTCGTGGCGTGACCTCTCGATAAGGTACTTGCGAAAATGAGCCGCTCCGGGAAGCCGGGGCGGCTTTTTCGTTGGTGGGGTTGGCGAGGCCGACAGGATTCGAACCTGCATATGTCCGATGTAGGATATCGGTGCTCATCCATTTGAGCCACGGCCCCATCCGGGGGGTTAGGACAGCATAGCGCTACGGACGATCTGAACGAGATGCCAGCGCTCATAAGCCTCGAAAACATACATCGCCCATCCTATGGCAGCGATCGACCAAGCGAATTGGATGCCCGTCATGGCTTCCTCTCAGATCGGGGGTTTAGTAGCTGCGCTCTGGGCGCTCAATTATCTCGGCAATGTCTGCCGCAGGGATAGAGGTCTTGATGTCCCATTCATCCCTAATGACAGCGAACGCGCCTTCATAGGAGAGACTCTTTGTGTAGCTGCCGCCCGCGCGACCTTGGTGTTTGAACTCTCGCACAGTGCCGTCTTTCATTTTTATCGTGATGTTTGCCATGTCCTCTCCGGGGTTTAGGATCATCAGAAATAGTGATGGTAAATCGTCTCGGCCTCGCGCTGCATGGCATCATACGGAATGTCGCGAGACTCAGCGATCGACTTCAACATATCTCGCTTCATCTCAAGCCATTGGTTCGCGTTCTCGAAGTCCCATCTCTCATACTTACCATCCAACTTGAACTCGGTCTTGGCAAGCTCATCGTTGTAGCCGGTCTCTTTGCCACGGCAGATACGGATTGACAGCGACTCAACGTGGCCAGCCATATCCACGAATACTGCATATTCCGTCGTGCGGTTTATGAGATAGCCAAGTGCCATGCACTCAAGGATTAGCTTGTCGCGCTCAGCCTGCTGTTCATCGCTTAGCTTGTCTTGTGCCATCGGTTCCTCAGATCGGGGTTTCAGGTGGTCTCAGTCGTTGCGGAACGATCGGATAATAGGAACTCATAGGCGATGCGGTTCCATCTAGCATCCGCTAGAGCATGGTGTTCGCTCTTGCCTTGTATCGGCAAGCTGGGGTTGCCGAGACTATCACACAGCTGCTTGATGTCTCGGCAGTACTTCGGCCAATGACGAGGTAACTGCATCATCGTGCCGAACAACCAGCAGAGCGCCACCCAATCATAATCAGCGTAATAGCCCCAGAACTCGGGCTTCTCTCCTGCGAACTCCTCAATCTCTCTGGCGATTATGTCGCGAGGTCGGATAGCGTCGCCGCCTTGTAGATGGGCGATCACGTTATCCTTGACCCACTGAGACGCCTTTCCGGGAATCCATTGGTCTGTCTCGGCGTAATACTCGGCGCCGTCCTCGCGGATCATGCCGATCGAGATCAGATCAATCGTGCTACCGTCCTCGATGAACTCAGTGTCAAACCAGATTTTCAACTCAGGCTCTCCAAGGTCGGGGTTTAGGATAGTCCGCCAGCATGCGAGTTTACTGGCGGGTTGAGGGGGATCGTCGTTGACATCCTTGGTCCCTCTGCGTGGCCTTCCATCCATCCAAGTCCAAGGCACGTCACGCTCGCCCACGCTGGTATCTGGGGTCATCGGTTAGGGATCAGGTGAAGCGCCCTGCAAATGCCCTCGCGGGTCACCTCGACTTCGCACACCTCCAGATGCACGTCGTCGCTATCGTGCAGGAGGCCGTCTGTCTCGTGCCGTAGCTGCGAATAACCCATCCATCTACCGTCGCCTTCGTCGCTCAGTTTCACGCCATCGTAGTTCTCTTTGATGTGGCGCAACGCCGCATCCTTGGTCGGGAAGAACGAGTCTGATTGTGCGGCGTCACCGCCGTCCCAGACATGCCAAATCGTGATCTTGCGGACCATAGATCGGTTGGGATGGTTGGCCATTACCTGACCTCCCAGCCATTCGCTGCGACATAATCCAGCGCCGCTTGCTCCGTGGCGAACGAGCCGCCGACGTTCTTGGCATACACCCCATCGGGGCGCTGAACCTGCCAGAGTGTGAAATGCGATGAGCGGTCAACGTAGATGTTGCACTGATTGGAGGTCATGCCGTGGTAGGTCCACTTGCCTTCGGCATTCTTGACCAGCTTTTCCATCGATCTACTCCGCCCCTGATCCGCGAGGCGCCGGTATGTCTTGACACGAACCATAGGGGTAAGCTAAACCCCTGTCAAGCATTGTTTAGCGAGGTTGTAAGGAATGGCGGCCAACAGGAAGAAACCGGCGCTGCCGCCGCTCCAGGCCGATGATGAGCCGGGACATATGATCGGCTACGCCCGCGTCTCGACCGTCGATCAGAACCCACAGCTTCAGGTAGACGCGCTGATCCGTGCCGGCGTCCACCACTCCGACATCTATACCGAACAGGTGAGCGGCGCCGCAATCAAGCGCCCCCAGTTTGACGCGATGATGAAGGACGTGCGTGAGGGCGATACCGTTGTCGTGTGGAAGCTCGACCGGCTGGCGCGGAACAATGTTGCGCTGCACCAGATTGCCGAGCGCATCCGGTCGAAAGGCGCCAACCTGCGGCTGCTGGACAACTCGGGACTGGACACCACCACAGCGGCGGGGCGCCTGATGTTCGGGATGTTGGCGGTCATGGCTGAGTTTGAGCGGGATCTGAGCCGGGAGCGGACGATCGCCGGTCTAGCTCGCGCCAGGGCAGAAGGGCGCAAGGGTGGCACCGTGGCGAGGCATTCCGACGAGGCCATATTGGAATGGGCGAAGCTTGGCACGAAGCCAGGATCACGCGCTGCCAAGATGAGTGTTCCAGGGTTTATCAAGGCCGTGCAGCGCGCGAGAGAGAAGCTATACATTCAGGGAAAGCTGTGATGGGCGATAACCAGACCACAGTCGGTGAATGGACCGGCGATGACATCGTTAGTCAGTTGCGCAGCGAGGGCATAGATGTGCATTGGGGCGGTCGGGATGGGTTATTCCATCGTGCGGCCGATGAGATCGAGCGATTGCGCGCCATCATCTACGATCTTGGAGGCAATTATGTCAGATAACCAAACCACCCAGCCACGCCTAGAGGTTGAACGCGACGGTTGGAAGGTGACGCTAACCTTCCGATGCGCCAACTCCTACGACGCGCTGCGCCTCTACGATCAAGTGCTTGAAGGCGCCAGATCAGGCCCCGTGCTGCGGATCGATGTGGAGATTGCAAATGGTTGACCGGGTATCCAATACCACCGAGGCAGCAGCCTACCTCCGCACGTTGACGCCGTGGGATTTCCGCCAGGAACAATGGGACGCTACGGCGCGGTGCCTCTGCGCGGCGGCAGATGAAATCGACCGGCTGCTCATAAGGGTCCATCGCCTTGAAGGCTATTCGGAGGGACTTCGGGAGCGGCTTACTGCAGTCCGGAGAGCAGTAGGGTGTAACCATGACTGACCAATCCAAAACGACCGCCGAGCTAGACGCCTATTGGGACGCTCTGACGGAGATAGCGTTCGGCAACTTTGAAAGCGGACCTACACCGGATTACATCCGCGAGCATGCCAGACGCGCTCTCAAGATGGAGCCGTTTACGGTTTGTCAGGAGGCAGAGCAATGAACGAAACCACCGATGCCCTCCGTCACAAGCTGATCGCGGACCTTTACGATCTCCGTATTTGGGAGCGTGGCCATGACCGCGTTGTGACGCCCCCGTGGCGCACACTGACGATCGAGGAACGCGACCTGATCGCGGATGCCCTGAAGCAATGGAAACCAGCATGAGCCAGGACGAAACGACCGGCTGGCAGCCGATTGAAACGGCCCCGAAGAACGACGTGATCCTTCTGAGCGACGGCGGCCAACTGTGGCAGGGCTTCTGGCAAGAAGGGCGCGGCTGGATGACCGGGTGGCGGTCTGGCCCTCTGACTGTAACTCTTGAAATCCCCGCTACGCACTGGCAGCCGTTATTGGAGGGACCGAAGTGACCGACAATACGACATCCTGCATCGACTGCGGCGCCCCCGCAACGCGCCACTCCAGTGACGGCGTGCCTCTGTGCGAGGGCGACTACTGGCATCTCGTGGAGCATTGGCGTGGAGAGGGGTTCGATAGGGAAGGGGGCGATTTAGGGACCGTTCGCTTTTCCGACGTATCGGAACGCGACCACAACCCCTAGAGCCTGTGGACAAGTCGTCCCAAGAGGGGACATTGTGTGGATGATAACTGTATGATACTGAAGCTAGAAGTTTAAACCTGTGGATGGAAAAATGCTAAGTCGTTGATGCCGCAGAAGATATATTGTGTAAAGTCAATGAGTGTACCATATGGGCAGTATGCGTAACTTAGCCCATTGAATTCTTGTACTTATACATCATCTGGTTATCAACAGCTATTTTGACCAGAGCCTTTCTCGTGCCTAGCGTTTTGTATGGCGCTACTACCCGTTTGGCTGGCCACAGATTATGGAGGGTGTTATGTAATGGTTTTTCGGTTGCAATCGCCTCTCCCTCCGCGTATTTTGCAGCCTCCTTGGTTGGGTAGCGTTCCAGGGTAAATTTCACAGCGTCTCTAAACCACTCAGATCTTAATCTGTGATCGCGTATGCGGTTCACGAAGCCGCCTGATATCCCAATGTACAATAAGGTATCGTCGGCAGCGAAAGCGCGATATAGAATTATCTCTGTCACGGCTTAACCTTCTTTTTGAAAGTCCAGTTCCAGCGCTTCAGCACGGTCTCGGCCAACAGTGACTTCGACCGCCTATCAGGCAGCCGATCCATACGGGCGACAAGACCAGGAAGCTCGTTGATCAGGAAGATCAGACACTCCCTGGTTGTCACAGGATCTACGATAGGCACCTGTAGGTTTACCCGCGCCCCGCGAAAGAACATCACATCCAGCGGGTTCAACTCACCCATCATGTCGCCGTCCTCGCCGCGCATGGCCTCCTTGGCGATGCGCTTGCCGGCGCCAGGTTCAAGTAGCATTCGGTTCCTCCGTCTTGGCACTCACAAAACCCAATCGATGATCACGAGATAGATCGCCAGCACGCCAATCATAACGCCAACCACGTCATACACATCACGGCGCCGCTCGCCACGACGGCGGCGCTGGAACTGCGTTGTGTAAAACTTCTGTAGCGCAGCGCGGTCGATATCGCGAGCGATCTGGTGCGGGGTCATATCTCCGTGCTTTCTTTTCCCGACGTTGGTAAGTCCACAACTAGAAAACCAGCGTCTTTCATCCCCGCTTCCCATAGCGCATTGATAGCGCGTATCTTGAAACGTAACTCACCCGTATGGCGCCAACTTGCGGCTTTTCTATCTTCACTGGTCACAGGTTCTTCGGTCATCTTTTTCTCTCCATGCCACACGATCATCCATCCTTCGTTTATGAAGGGCATGACTCAATCTTCGCCAGCACATCGAGCGCTATGTAAAGGTCGAACTCTCTATCCAACTGAGCGCGTGAGGCTTGATGCCATTCTGGGCTATCTACGTCGTCATACCGCGACGAAACAGCGATATATCGTTCATTCGCCGCGCGGTATTCGCGGGCGGCTTCTGCTACGTTACCTAGGGCAATGATGCCGGCCGGGTTGCATCCACAGCATACGCGATCTCCATTCAAGGTTTTCTGCGCCAGCCACAGCATTTCTTTAATGCTAGTGATAGTCATGCGATCCCTCCGCTCACACCGACGGGGCGGTCGTCGTCGTCCGGGCGTTTCTTAACTTCCATCTCTGGCAGCGAGAAGTTCCCGCTGTGCGCCTGGGCGAGTAGATCATCGTGAAACACTATCGCCTCGTAGTGACTAGGAAATACATACTCCAACGTCACCTTTCGCCCATGAAGTTCGATTGCTAATGTGGCCGGCCCAGGAGTGTTGCTGGTCGTCATGATGACATTATCCCGAGCCATACGCATTCATCATCGGCCCAGTCATAAAGATCACTCAGAGATGAGTTTAGAACAACAAGCGCCTCGTCGTCCGATGAGTCGATGTCTTCCAGCGTTTCAACGATATCGAGTAGGCGCCATGTCTGTTCATCCTCGCTTGTGTTTTTCCGAACAGTTGCCGCGATCTGCCGAGCTACCCATACAACATGCTCAGGACTGGTATTCTCCTGATCCTTGTGGATGAATGGCTTGATGTCGATTGTCTTGCGCCAGCGTCTCATGCCGCTCTCCGATGCTTTGCGCGTTCGACAGCTGCCTCAAACGCCCGCCTCTCTGGCCACACGAACCAACGCTTGAACTGGCTAATCTCATACAGCGCCAAGCCGCGCCAGAAGGGGCGGAAGGCGGGGCTGGCTTGTCTGTACTCTCGGATGCAGCGCAGCGTTTCATCCAGGCACTGGGCGCGGAGGGTCATGGGTGGTCGCCCCATGTGCGATCAGCATTATTTTTGATCTCTTCCTCGTGTCGCACTGATAGCCGCACAGTCCATATTGATGCAGCGATGCCGAGAACGAAGCCAACCCCGATGCCGGCGAAAAACCAGATCATGGCTAGTGGTTCCTAGCCACTGGGAACTCGCATTGGTTCGGATTACCGACAGCGCATGGCTTCTCGCCGCTGCCGCACTTCCAGCAATTTTGGTAAACGAAGATGCCGGCGTGACTGTGGTCGGGGCCGCGAGGGTCACGAGGATTTACGTTGCACGTTAGACAAATTATTTGTCCAGCCCCCTGTTTCATTGCGATGGCAGAGGGTATTATCTGCGCGCTAACGTACGCTCCAAGGGGTGCCGGTTCGGTCCCGTGAAGCTCAACGATAGGGGAAGAGCGGGAATGAGCCAAGACAATGCCTCCAGCTTCGGTGGAGGCGATAGTGGGAGAAACCCACATCGAAAGTCAACAACTATCTGTGGGGATACCCCACAAAAATCGGCAGGCGTCCTATTTCTTGCTGCGGCTCTCTCTTGGGGGGCGACCGAGGATGGTGCCACGGATAAATTCCGCGACCGCCATCTTGTCGGCTCGACTCAACTCATCTCCGAGCAGCATCCAAGCCCGTTTGTCGTCGCTGTCCGGGATATCGTTGGCGAACTCCGAGCGAGGCGCCTCCGTGCCGGTTTCAAGGTAGTCCATGGAAACGCCGAAGTAGCTTGCGAATGCTGACAGGGTAGCGCGTCCCGGCGCATCGCCACCCGTCTCTATCTTGGCGAGGTGCGCCCGTGTGATGCCGACAGCTTCCGCCACCTCATACTGAGTAGGCTTCGGGCGCCGACTGGTCCGTAGGCTCTTTATTCGGCTGCCGATGCTCATAAGAGAATTATGGGCGCATCCCCAAATCGACGCGCGGGTTGTGCCCACATTTAGCGCTTGACATGGATTGTGGGAATGCCCCACATTCGGCGCATGGATGTGACAGAGATCATCAAGCAGGCTGGGGGAGCGTCGAAGCTGGCGCGCATTCTTGGCCTTCACCACACTACCGTACTTGGGTGGATTGACGTTCCCCCGAAGCATGTTCCTGCCATCGCTGCGCTGCTGGAGGTCGATCGCCACGAGATCAGACCTGATCTGTGGGAAGCGCCATCCGATGCACGGAAGGTCGCCTGATGCTTCACCTCACCTCCATCGCCAGCGCCGACCGCCCCTCGCTCACCCAGCTAGCAACGCGCATCGCCGGTCTGGTGGCGCATTACCCAAGCGAACAGCCGGAACTGGCGCGCCTGCTGCTGGAGTTCGCGGCGGAGACCAAACGCGCGCAGCAAGCAGAGATTGACGACCTGAAGATCAGCGTCATCGCGTTCTGCGGCCTGTGGGCGGTGGAATACGCGAAGGACCACGGCCTGCCACCAGGGCATCTGTTCCCTCACCACTATGACATCCTCGAACGGGCTGGCGCGCGCATGGCGAGCTTCAAACGCGCGGAGGTCGAAGCAGTATGAACGCATCTGTTCCTTTTTACTCCTATCGTTCCGCGTCCGGTATCTCTTCTAGCGGAGGCGTGAGGACGCACAACGAGCGTGCATGGGATACCGCAGTTCACCGTCTACCGTATATGCTCAAAATACTGCGCCGCGCTGGGTTTAAGCACTGGAACGATTATGAGCAGCGCAAATTCATGAATGACAGCATTTGGCTACCCATAATTCGTTCCGAGTACCGTCAAATAACAGGGAAGGAGGCGCTGCGATGACGTGCTTTCTCAGCTTATCAGCTTGGTTCTTGCTGGCGTGCCTAGTCGGCCTTGTCATCGGCCCGCTCCTGCGTCTTGCCAGCGAAGACCCGCAGTAGTGGCTGATCGCCATCCCCTTTGTAACTGCGACGCGCCGATGCCGGCCAATCTATGCACGGCCGTCTGCTTCGAGCGTCGCGACGACGTTGCCTGCCTCCCCGTAGAAGGCAACCCAGCTAGAGCAGACCTCCGCTCGCTGGAGACTCCCCCGGCTGGCGAAGGTCCAAATAAGCCAGCCGGGACTTTTTCTTTGCCTGCCAACGATTCTCTCCAAGCAACGACGCTCTCTATGGAGAATCCCGGTGTCTAGTGATAGGAATAAACTGTACGTAGACGACGCGGAAATCGCTGTCGCTGACGTGCGCGATGCGGTCGCGGCCTTGCGCTGGCTAGGCCACAAGACCGTCTCTGGTATGCACAAGGTAGCCGCCCACTGCGGTGTAACGCCGAGC